CCGAATCAAAACAGAAGAGCCGAACAAGGCGTGCGAGGCAACGCCGATAACGTCTTTCTTGGATTCGGTATTCATTTCCGGCGTGCCTCCACTTGGTCGTTCGCTAAAAAATAATCCCTGAACTCCAACTCCACGCATGAACTCGGAATACCGCTACGCCATCTCTCTAAATCCAAAAGGTAACTTAGCCGATTATCGCGCCTATCACGCTCTGATGCAGCAGTTCCAACCACACTTTCATATACACGGAGCTGTGTATCATATAACCACAGACACAGAGTTTGAACTAGACGACCTGCTTGCGACTGTCGCAGCCACAATCCAAGACGGGTCGGGCGTTTATGTCGCAAGTGTGGCGGACTACAAGACCATAAAAACTCACGAACCGAAGCCGTCGAACGCCTAAGCTCTTCAGTCCCCCGAGGAAGTTCCCCATTTGTCGGTGCCAATGCGGCGGTTTGGCGTGCATCGTGAAAAAGACCAAGCGAACAAGGCGGCACATGCGACGCCGTTGAAGGCGTCTGATCTGGTTGGAGTTCATCGCGGCGCACATGGCCTATGACGTTCGTTTGTAATTTCATGGTTACACACTATGTGGCAATTATGTAACTTGTCAACACAAAAAAATATCATTTTTCAGCGACTAGAGTTTCTGGAGGCTGTTACCCTCCAGTAAATTGTCTTCTTGCACGATCCATGAATGTCTCATCATCGTCGTCCGTGTTGTCGCCACCAAAGTCATGTGTTACTCTCGGCGTCTGCTTCTTGTATTTCGCAAGGTCGTCGCTGAGTTGCTCCACTTGGCGGATAGCGGCGTCGTAGGACTTCACCAATTTAGGGAGAAGCTGCGCGGCGATCTGCGAGTAGGCCTTGTTCTGGGTGTCGATGGAATCGAAGTCCGATTCCCGAACACCTGCAACCAAGGTGTCGAAGTCCACTCCTTCAAGGGTCTTCAAAAACGGAAGTTTGGTAGTGATGTGTTTGGCTACTTTATCCACCGTGGCTTTGCGATCCTCGGCGGCTTGAAGCGTGCGTTCTTGCTCGGCTCGGGTCTTCCCGGCGTCTAGTTCGGCAAGTGCTTTGTCAGCGTTGGCGAGAAGTTCATCTCGGCGGGCTTTGAGTGGTTGCACCTCCCTAGCAAGCGCACGCATTTCAAGAGCATCCTCTGGGTCAATGTCTAATCCAGATGTCAGATCCTTAAATGCCTTGCTGCGAGCGTTGGCGTCTGCGATTTCCAATGTTTCGGCAAGCTGGTCTTTGTCGATGCCGTAGCGGTCTGCGATCTCGTCTGACCGATTGAGAATGCCAATGAGGGGTTTTGCGATCTGCTCTTGATAAGCCGCGCTCTCGGTGAGGTTGGTGACAGTGATCTTCGCCTCATACTCTTTAATCTTCTCCTCTAACTCAATGGCGCGGGCGGCGGTGGCCTCAATTTCTTTCACCTTGGCTTCAAGCTGGGTGCGTGACTGACGTTCGGAGTCGAGTTCACCTTTCAGAACCCCAGCTTCTTTTCGCATCTCGTGGAAACGATGATGCTGCGGTGTACCTTTTTCGTAGGGGTTGTCTTTGTCCGCGTCCGGGTCTTCGGTTTGTTCGGATTCCCCCATCCCGTCAATGGGTAAGTTCATGGAGTCGGGGTCGTCCTGCGGTGCGGCGTCGTCGAGAGCTTTGATCGGGCTGAGGGCTTTTCCCTTTACAGGTTTCGGCGCAGGGGTGGGTTCTGTCTCTAGCTCAGGCTCCACGACGGGCGCGGGCGCGGGCTTTGTCCCGGTCTGCATGAATGCTTGGAAGCTGTCCACGAAGGACACGTCCTCGGTGGGAAGGGATGCGGGTGGTGCGCCCTCGATAGCTGGTTCTGATAGTTCAGTACTCATGGTGTGTTATTGGTCGTTGTTAATGAGATAGGCGAAAGGTTCTTCCTCTTCTTCGGGGGTATCCTCGGCGTGCTTCTTGCGGGACAGATAGCGGAGTTTCTCAGCCACCTCAGACACGCCTGAATGGTAAGCCATGCGGCGAGTGACGACGAGGTCTGGATACTTGTCGAGGTCGGATTGTTTCACGCGGCAGTCCTCCTGAACCACTGCCATCGCGGCGAGGAACACGGGGTCTGCGAGAATGCTGCGGAGACGCTCTCTGCTTTCCAGCGTGTCGAGGAGCTTGATGTTGCGTTCGTAGGTGAGGTTCATAATTTCAGAAAATTTCCCGGAAATCCCCGTCCGCGTTTTTCCTGACTTTACGAATGGTAAGACCCTTCGCTTTAAGGAAATCGGATAGCGTCAGACCCGTGCCCGCGATGTCGATGAATAATTGATGTGCGTTTTCGACAAGTTTCTTGCCGAGTTCGATTTTAGTTTGTTCGTCCATGGTATGTTATCTGCGTTCGTTATATGAGAGTGCGGGCGAGGACAATGCCTTTGCCGCCATCGCTGCGCCACGCGCATCATTCAGTGCGAGGGACTGTTGCGATTTCGCTTGAAGTTCGGCGATCTTGATTTCACCGATGCGCTGCGCGAGTTGTAACTTGAACTCGGCCTCGGCAACACGAAGCTCTGCGAGTCGAGATTTTGCCGCACCCTCAGTGTCCTGCTCGCCGCCTTGCGGAGCCGCCTCACCCGTGCGTTCCTGCGAACGGATCGACCGCTCAAAGTTGTCCACGATCTGTGTGAGGTTGTTGATGCCTTCCTTGACCACACCGAAGACCTGACGCTGTGCGGGGTCGCGGGCGAGGGGTTCGGCGTGCTTGCCGAGGTGGTCGAGCATCGCACGGAGTCCAGGTAGCGCGGCGACCGGGTCTATCTCCCCACGTTCGATGCCTTCGATCATCTGTTGCAACGGCACGACATGAATCATCGCGTGAGTAGCGTGAAGCTCCTGCGGGTTCACACCGATGGGGCTTCCTTGGAACAGGAGGATGTTCTCTAGCTCGGCGACCTTTGCCTCTACGTTCACGCGATTTTCCTCCGGCTCTGCCGCATAAAAACTGGCGTTGTTGTAACCCACCACGTCTGCGACGATCTGATGAATTAGCCGTTTCTGGCCGATTTCGTCGAGGTTCGGGAGAAGCTGAATGAGGCGGCTGAGTCCGACCGTGCGGAACGCGGGGTTGCCTGCACCAATGGCGCGGGTGGCATACGTCGAGTCGTGGTCGATCCCCTTGATCGCCTCGGGCGGGACGCCGCGTTTCGCGACACGGCGATGGAACTCGGCGACGAGCGGGTCGGACTTATCACCATTGCAGATGCGCTTAAACATCTCACGGATGAGGCGATCCCACGAAGCGTAGAACAGATCGACGTTCGCGGACGCACCGCCCGCCGCTTCCTCCATGTTTGCCTCAGACTCAAGGCGGTTGCGGTAGGTCTGGCCACCGGGAGAGACGGAAAACTGACTACCGCTCTCGGCCATCCTGTCTTTGACCTCTGTGAGCATGGGGAGCGATGACTGTGTGAGATCGGGTATCAGTCGGTTCGGCACGATGTCCATACCTGGGGATAAAACTGTGAGCGGCCCCACAAGTTGAATGGAGAGTTCATCAAGAGCCTTCTGGCTATTATGCTGAACCAAGAGCGAACTGGACATCATAGCCGAGTCCGACAACATACACATCAGGCGGTTGTGAAGCTGGACAAGCGGGTAGAGGATATGCCCGAGTCCACGGACACCGTGGAATGTGCCGTTCCCGATGCCGTAGCAGAAGAACACAAACGCTTCGTTCACAGTCTTGTAGTGTGACGGACGGTAATAGAGACACTCGCCGTAGCCGTCGCGTTCGAGGATGTAGAACGATATGGTTCCGTCGAACTCGCGGACGAACGCACGCAGCACGCGGACGTATTGGTACTTCCGGTTGAAGGTGGCGTCATTATTTTTGATCTCCATCTGGAGAGCCTCATACTCTCCGAGTTCCCCGGTGGAGGCTTTGTCGGTGGCGCGGGCGACGGCTTTCTTCACGGCCTTAACGTTCCACCCGAGATCGCTCGCGGTCTCCTCGTCACGGATCATGTCGAATAGGTTCGTTACAGGCATGTCCTGCTTGGACACGGCGATCTGGATTTTCTCCTCGGTGGCGGGCGTCTGCCGGGGAATCTGGAAATCACCGAACCCAGCGACCTCGTAACGCCAATCCTCGGTGTCAGGGAAGTAGCCGATCCCGACACCGTGATCCACAAACTTGCGGACAAGCATCTGGAAATGCGCGGCAAACGAAGACCATTTTCGCATTGTGCGAGAACCTTCCTCGGCAAGAACACGGTTATATTCAAAGCGTTCTGCGTCCTCACCAAACTCTGTCTCCACAGAGATCAAGGTTTTGACTGAGAAGATGATGTCGTTGTAACCGTTCGCCACTTTCTGAACGATCTTTGCTCCTTGCAGGAAGTTCGCGTTGGCGAGCGAGGACTGCTTCTGTGCGCGGCGGGCGGCAGGATTGTATGGCGGGTCGCCATCCAGCATTCCTTGAACGCGGACACGCATCGTGGCGCTGCCCTCGTCGTCCTGGATCATTTTGTTGTAGTTCGCTCGAATGACCCCCGCCGACATGGCGCGGTGCTTGGGTGCTTTACCCTTTTCGTCAAGGAGCGCAAGGTCTGAGCTAATCTGGTCAATCGCATCCAGCGGTGTTGTAATACTCATGGGATTTCTTCGTTAAAGGTTTCCACGTCGAGCGTCACGCCCTTCGCAGATTTTACTTGGTTTGGGTGAAATCCAAGTATCTTGGCATCGACGCCTCCGTGTTTCGGCGGTTCCTTATTTTCCTTGCGGTTCATCCCAAGGGAGTCACGTACCATATCATTGATAATCTTGACATCCTTCCAGTTGTCGATGCGGGGGGGATTAGTGTAAATGTCCTTGAGCTGCTTAAGACCGATGCCTGCGGTTAACGCAGCGGCAACGTCCTGTATCGTCTCGGAACGTTCCGCCTGTTGCTCAAGGTAATTGAGCTGCCGCTCTACACATGCAAGCACCCCCGCAAACGCAACGGCACTCTCCGCAGTGTTTGTTGGTGAGGATATGTCCGTAAGGTGGAACCCCTTCTCAACATACTCCTTCTGCTTGGCGGTAAGACTACGGAATCCCTTGTCTTTGTATTCTAGGTCTGTGATTTTTTCAAAGTCCTTTCGCCCGTGGGTCAAGCAAATGATGACTGCTTCTTCAATTTGCTCATCAGTCATCGGGCAACCCTTTTTCACTTTTGCGCGGGTCGTCCAGTTTTTGAGAGTGATTGGGATGACTCCGATAAGGTCGGCAATTTTTGTGGAGGTGATGCCTTCATTCGCAATATCCGCGATCACGCGCCGAAGAAGCTCGGGTGGGTAAGGTCTGCGGTCATTTGGTGCGGCCATCTGCGCGGACTATGCGTGGGAACGGCGGGGGCGGCAAGACAAAAAACGCTATTTTGTTGCAGTAGCGAGAAATGACGATAATACTCCCCGCAGTGCGAACGCGAATCAACCCGACCCATGAACCTCGCGCCCTCAATGGTGGGGGCTACTCCGTCTTAGGCGGCGAGCTTCCGCCTTGTAATCTGGAGACGGCGATTCTCTACGGCTTCCGGTGGACGGAAGACCCCGATGCACGGGAGTATTACTTCTGGCGGATCGCGGACATCTGGTGGAACTCTGGTGGAAAGGAGAAGATGTCCAAGCACCATTGGTCGAAGATGGTTATCCGTGAGTGTTGCCGCAATAGATACCTCGGGGTGGGGGGAGCCGCTAGCGGCGGCAAGAGTTGGGTTTTAGCGGGGTACGCATTAGTTTGGTGGATGAGCGACCCCGCCAACACGAAGGTTCTGCTCACCTCGACCCACCTTTCCGGTGCGCGTGACCGGATATGGGGCGCGATCATGCACCTCATCGACGACATTCCCGACCCCCCGTGCCGTATCGTGGACTCCATCGGTCTGATCGCTTATCAGGATCAAAACGGTAAGTCCAAAGCGGACAGGGGACTCAAGCTCGTCTCCGCTGACAAGAAGCAGGGCAAGCGCAAGATCGACAAGATGATTGGTGGCAAAGCCCCGCGTGTCCTCCTTGTGGCCGACGAGCTTGGTGGCATCTCCGAGTCTGTGCAGGAGGCTTTCTCGTCCAACATTGCCACGAACCCTGAAACGCAAATGGTTGGTCTGTCGAACCCCGCGTCGAAGTACGACCCGTTCGGTGTCTTCTGTATTCCGAAAGGTGGTTGGGACGCAGTGGATGTCATCAATGACATGCGCTGGCAAATGCAGATCGGGGGAACATACATCCGGCTCGACGCCTACGATAGCCCGAACTTCCATCTCACGGACGACGACCCTGTTGACGGCTACCCCTACCTGCCGTCGCAGCGCACCATCGACGAAGCCCTTGAGTCTCTCGGCGCTACGCCGGATGAGGCGGCGAAGTCAAGCGGGTTCCTACGAATGTTCCGTGCGGTGTTCAACGACTCCGATGGCGGGGAGACGGTGTATTCTGTGGCAGAACTCACGAAGTCCGAATCGCTGAACACCCGCGAACTCGGAGCCGTGACTGTCCTCGCCGGACTCGACCCCTCGTTCTCGTCCAACGGTGATGCCACCGTCTTGAAGATCGGGACACTGGGTTACGACGATGCGGGGCAGCACGTTCTCCGGTTCGGCGAAGCCGTGCGAATCTACGAGGATGTCACCGACCGCTCGCAGCCCCGCAACGTGCAGGTCGCGAAAAAGGTTGTCGATGAGTGCAAAAAGCGAGGCGTGAAACCTGAAAATCTCGCGGTCGATGCTACGGGGGCGGGCGCTCCGTTCTGCGACATCCTCCAGATGGCGTTCGACAGCGACTCGTTCCTGCGTGTCCAGTTCGGCGGAGCCGCATCGGATAGGAAGATTAAGAACGACTCCAAGACCACGGGGCGCGAACGTTACCGAAACCGGGCGTCTGAGCTTTTCTTCATCGGGAAGCAATTTCTCCTTGGGAAGCAGCTTGCCGGAATTTCAAGTGACATGGTGAAGCAGATGACTAGTCGTTTGTTCAAGACCCACAAGGGCGTGAAAGGTCTGGTTCTCCAGGTTGAGCCGAAGGAGGAATACAAAAAGCGCATGGGCGAATCGCCCGACGAAACGGACGCCTCGTTTATCCTTCTCGAAGGTGCGCGGGAGCGACACTTCTTCGTCCCGCAAGACCCTGTGAAAGTTACAGAGAAAGCCGCGCTGCCGGACGACCCTTGGGCACCTGTCTCACTACGAGCGTTGAACGGACGCCCGCGTAGGACGATGGGCGACCTCGATGCGTGTGCGTTGGGGCATGAGCCTCACTTGGCGTGAAAACGGCGTGAAGGCCGAAACCTTCACGCCGCTAACCATGAAACGCGGGGAAACTATGAAAAACCGCGAGTCGTGAGGACAATAGCAGATAACGCGGAGGTGTCAACGCTTCTTCGGAGCGAGTAACGAGTCCACGGTGACATCCTCTTCCGAAGTATCGGAGATGGTATCCGCTTTTTGGAGAGCTTGAAACATGGCATCCCGCTGGGCGACCATAATTGCGTCTCGCTTGTCAGCGTCTGACAGCTTCTCAAACTCGGCAAGTCCCGCCGATCCTTTTAGGAGTCCGATGAGGATGCGGCCCTTCTGGTGGCTTTCAGGGTTGAGGTATTTTAAGGCGTTCGGGTCTCCACCTTCCTCTGGGCTATTCACATTCACACCCGCGAGCTTGGCCTCCTCTTCTGTCATAAACGACGGCAGCTCTTTCGCAAGGTCTAAGATGGTCGAGCGGTATTCCTTGACGGCGGCTTTCCGCTCCGAAAGTGAGTCTGATTGCTCCTTGCCCTGCGTGTCAATGATTCGCTCGTACAAACCTATCTCTTGGGGGTTCCCCCGCATTACAACCTCTGGGGGAATACCTTTCTCAAGTTTACTCTTCATATCTTGAGTCGAATACAGCGGAGCTGCTGGCACAGGGATCAAACTCTCTGCTGTGTCAACAATGGTGCGAAAAGATGGATCAGTGGTGATTGCAGCTGCGTTTTCGATCTTGAACATCCCGATCTGCCTGCGCTTCTCATCCGCAGGGAGGTTGCTTGAAATGATTTCTTTGACTGTTCCAGCAGCAGACTTTTGAACTTCAGCCTGACGAATGACCTCACCTTGTTTCTTGCGGGCTTCAGCAAGTGCCATGTCATTCCTCTCAAGGGTTTGTCGGTCTATTAGGCTCCTCAGTCGCTCATTTTCGATTTTCTTGCGTTGAGCTTGAATGTCGTCCATGCCATTCAGATACTCAGTTTGAATGCGGGTCTTTTCAGCACGCGATAACCGGGTGTCGTTCTCGACATCGTCGAAGAACCTCCCACCAAGGGGAGTGATTTCCTTCTGCGGGTCGAACTCGTAGCTCGCAGGCTGCGGTGGTTTGGGGGGCGGAAGCTGCACGGCGCGGTTCGGATCGTATCCGGCCATCGGGTCTAGGGGTGTGTCGGCCATGTTTTTACCTCTTTCGGGGGTTTCTATCAAACAGTCTGCCAGTTGTTCTCTGCGTAGGCGCAGCGGCTAGAAGAGGTATTGTTTCTTTATCAACTTCTGCGGCAAACTTCGCCGCAAAAGATGGGTTGCGCTCGGCGTAATCGGCGACAGCTCCTTGCACACCCATCGTTGAGATGTTTTTCTCGGCAAGAGCGCGACCCGTGAGCGGCGTTGTGGGTGCAGGGGCGGCGGGAGACGGGACGGCAGTTCCTTCAGCACGAGCGATACCTCGTTTGTAACCTTCATCGTCAATACCGAGGGTTTTCGCCCGGTCACGGAATCCCGAGGTGTTACCTCCTTCGGTTGCAGCAGTTCGCATCTCTGCGAAAAGACCTTTGCGACCTTCAAGATTTTCAGCTTTTGCTTGAGCTTGTTCACCAAACACACCAGACAATGTCTTTTCCCTGCGAGTGCGAATGTCCTCTTCAGCAAAAGTTTCACGCCTCGGGGGTGAGGGTGAGGCAGTAGAGTTGAACCCCACACTTCGCCCAGCTACTCCCGACAACTCAGTCTGTCCAGCTGTTATAGGCACGACAGTCTGCCCTGTCTGAGTGGCATTCCGCTCACGGGCTATGGCGGCGGCTGCTTCCTGCTCACGGTCGTATGATGCTTGAAGTGCCTCACGATTGATGATCTTTGATGGTTGTCCGGGTTTACGCAGACCTCTCCCAAGTTCAGGGAACTTCTGCTCAATCTCAAGACGCTGGGCTCTTTCCAAGAGGCGACGATTACTCATGCCGCAAGTGAATCACTCCGCAGGCTTCATGTCAACCCTTGACATTTTGTCTTCGATGAACCCGCCAACTACGGCTGAAAGTCCTGTAAGACTGTGAAGGACGTATCCCGTGGTGAGAGTAGGGTCAACCATTGGAAGAATACGCCACTTCACAACAAACGCACGAATCTCATCAGCCATCGCTGCGGAGTCTTGCTCGCGAGCGATTCCGGCGTCGTGGCGTTTCTGGAGTCCAAACTCGGTGGATACCTTGGAGTTAAGTTCCTTGTCAGTAAGTTCAGGATTCGCGAACGCAATGTCGTTAATCTGACGGAGTTCCTGATCGCTGAGTTCAGGGACAAATGCTTCGCGCATCGCGACGAGGCGTGCAGTGAACGGGTGGACTTGTGAAGTGTCGTTGCTCATGGTGGTGGGAGTGTGTTGCGAAGATGGTAAAACCGCAACTTAATTTTATCTTACCGGAATATATCTGGAATACTCCGACATGGCATCTAGCACCTCTCGCATCCGGCTCGGGTCAATCGTGTTGGCTTTCTGTATCTGTTCTTTAGAGAGCACTACTTTTTCAACCACGCCTCGGCTGAGTAGTGAATTCACTGATTTTTTGGAGTTGCCCGCGGCGATCATATTTCGTTTTACTGCGTTTTTGGAGTTGCCTGTGTCGCCGTCGCGTATATTTACAGAAGCCTCCGCAAGACGGAGCAACCTTGACCCCTGCTTAACCCGAAGATCCATGCGTTTCTCCCACGCTGCGGCGGAGTCCCCGGCGTTTGTGGGGTAAGGGGAAATGATCGGATACGTAATACTAGATAGCTCTGCCGTGTCGCGGTGGACGCTGCGAAATATCTTAAGATCCATCTCATCAAAACTTTTGGTCAAAGGTTTGAATGGTGCGACTGTGGCTAAGGCGACACCCATCGGTGAGTTCCAACCTTCCTCTTGACTTTCACGACGAAGCGCATCGTAGAACTTAAAACCCTGACTTATGATCTTCGGGGTGTAAGCCTTACCAAGATGTGCCGCAACTTTGAGAGCTTGATCTGTCGTGCTTTCGGTTTCTAGGTAGATGGGCATCCCCGTGTCAGGGTCAAAATTGCGCTTCCAGTCAATAACCGCGCCTGCAACGATGTTCTCTCCCAAGACATCCCCGGTAATGTAGCGACCCATGATACCGGGTATCTCAGACGGGTTTCCCGACACGACTGAATTGACAATGCGAGAGATGGGGTCTCCGTAGGATGCCAGTGGATTCGTGAAGGTAGTGTTCACAATCGTCAACCCTGTCTTATCCTCATTCCTGAAGTATATGAGGGACGAATCTTTGTAGTAGTCAGGTAAGGCGGCGCGAATGTATTTATCATCCTCATCGTCAAAACCTAATGCGCGTTGAATGATGAGTGGAACTCCTACAGTGAGTAACGCCACCGTTCCAAACCATGCGGCCATTTTGGTCTGCCCGTTCTTTTTCAACACGGGGTTCTCTGATTGTGACCATTCATGCGCGACTTTGAATGCGCCAACTGTGGATCGAATAATGTCAACTCTGAACCGCAAGAACGGGGAGAACAACGCACCAAAGCCGCTACGAGTAAATGCGTTCACACCTGATGATGTTTCCGACCGTGAAGGCAGAACCCTCTTGGACAAACGCGATGCTTCTTGAATAATCTCCGTCTCCGTACCCCATTCTGCTTCGGCGAGTATTCTCTTAAAATCTGAATACACCATCACTGCGGACACGGACTCTGAGGCTTCCGAAAACTGACTGAGTTTCTCCACAAATGCTTTCGCAGCTTTCTTGCTACCCTTGGCTAATTTGCCCACTTTGATGTCGGCTAGGGCGGATTCACTTACGATGTCCTCCATTGTTCCCATAGGGTTGCCTGTGACATCCTCGAAAAGTTGCTTCATATACCCGATGTGTGCGCCGTCGTTGATGATGCGTGCCGCTATTAGCTCCTGCATCTCTTCCGTTACTTTGCCTGAATTAGATGTAAGACCTCGTGCTGTTCTGGCTGCGAGGGCGAGGTTCTCGGGGTTGAAGAATGTCACACCGCTCATCGCGGCAGTGAACGTGTTACCTAAGATATTTCGGAGATAGAACGCTGGGTTTCCCTGCGTTACGACCGCAAGAGAGAATCCTGCCGCGCCCACAATGACGCGGTGGGTTTGCTGCATGAATGTGTCCGCAAAGTGTCCGGCTCCCATAGCATTTATCCGAAAGGTGGCACTAAACGCGTTCACTTGCTCCGGTGATGCGAAAAGTCCTCCGAGCGGTGCAAAAGCTGAGTTCCCCACGTTTTCGGATACGAGAGCCTTGTATGTTGAAAATCTTCCGCGACGAGGATTTAAGCGCGTACGAATCTCACTCGGGATAAACTCGTAGGAAATGAACGCGTCGGTGGCGATACGGTCAGCCTTGCGACCGATTTCAGGGAGCACATCGGCAAGCGATACGTTCGGGGACGAAGCGAACGCTTTCATCGCCTCTTCTGCCTGAGCAAACAGCCCTGCCAGATCAGGGGGCGTGTCAACCCTACCACTGTTATACTGTTCGTAGGCGGCGTTTGAGATGAGTGTTGTGAGCTTACTTAGGACATGGTTCTTGATCTCTTCATATTCACCGTCGATACCAAACACTCGCCGCATCTCCTCTTTACCGTCAGCATACGTGATGCCTGAATCTAGTTCCGCTTTCGTGATGAAGCGACCCGACTCAATGCCGGAATCGTGAATCTCATTGAGCATCCGCGAGTTCCATACTAGCCTGCCTAATGACATCGCCGTGTTCGCGAGGTTAAACACTGGGTCTTCGTTAACCATGAGGGCATCAAGAAATTCCTGAGGCATATTTGCCTTCTTCATGTAACGCTGGATCTCGTTCGTCACGGTGCTACCTTGGGAAAACGCCCCATTGGTCGTCTGATGTGACAGCATGTAATCCTCAAACATGGTGAACGCACGCTCCTCCGCTAGAGTTTCCGCACGAGCTTCAATGTCGCGCTTCACCTTAGCATAGTCCACGTCTGCACCATAGGTTTTATACGTTTGCGGGTCGCGCCCAAGCTCTTCAACAATCTGCTCAAAGGCTCTCGGTTTGAAAAACCCGATAAGCGCATCCCGCCGCTGCTCGTACATTGGGTCTTTTGAATGGATCATTAAGTCAATCTGTTTAGGATCATTGTGAATGCCATATGATCGAACAAGATAAACTCCCTGTGATTGGTCAATGATTGCGTGAAGCTCGGGGTTGTCAGGGTTTACGACCTTGACGAGACGCTGAAGCTCGTTGACCGCACCACGTAAATCAATGATTGCCTCAAAAGTATCGGGTGCTGTGCGCTCAAGAATACTCAGTGCTTCGAGTTGCTGTGTGCGGCGTGCGTCTGCTTCTTCACTGCGGGCTTTCCAAATGGCTTTACTCCGATTGATGTCTGCGGTGCGGTGTGCCTCGGCAAGTGCATCCCTGCGGTTCTCTAATGCTTGCGCTGGAGTAGCTGATATGTCGTTTTTGAAGATGTCCTCAATTCTAGTTTCAGCATCTTCAATCTCTTGCTTAAAGTCGTCGGCAATCTTCTTCTCCATCTCTGGAGTTAACACCGGGTTAGCGTTCCCTGCGGCGAGCTGGACAAGCGTGTGATCCGCTTCTTCTCTGTTACGCGCAGCGTCAAGGTCTTTAACCGCGTTGAACACTGTCTTAGCGATTGCTGCCATCCCGGCATCTCTATTCTGCAAAGACTTCGTGTTTGAACTAGACAACGCCCCATATGGGTTGATGAACACCTCGCGGAGCTTACCTATGAATTTGCTCTCACTCAGTGCAGCTTCCGAACTGGCTTTCGTGCTTGGGTCAAACTTAAACAGAAGCTCTAGTCGTTTCACCCATGATCCTGCGTTCAAGAGTTTTTCTTGAGTGCGAGCGGAGTTCTGAGGGGTGGCGGGCAGGAACCTCACTGGCTCCGCATCCGCATCATACGCCGCCATCGGTTCAATGTCGTGATTGAATCCCACTCTTGCTTTCGCAAGGTCACGACTCATTCGGTTCAGGGCGACGGCAGTTCCGGTGTCATACCTTGTGGTGAGGCGGGCGTAAGCTGCCTTTATCGCTGCGGTGAGATAATCGACAAGACGCTGTAAAGCATTCGGGTTCGCCCGATACTGGAGCATCGCGTCAGAAGTCAGGCGTCCGCGTGTGATGAGTTCGTAAGTATCGGTGAGGCGGGCGACCTCGGCGGCGTGTTCGGTCGTGGCGGCGTCGAACGCCTCGTCGCTGTCGAACTCCGACCGCACGGGTGCCGGGATGGCGGCTTCTCCGGCGCGGCGGGCGAGGGCGTGGTTCACCGCCGCGTGGACGGTGTTCTCCGCATTCACGGGGTCGAGTCCCTCGGTGATGTCCGCGAGGTCGTCGAAGTCGAGGGTCAGGTCGTCGAGGGTAACGTCGTCGGGGAGGAAGCCTGTTGCGGTGTCGCGGAGGGGGGCAGGAGTGAAGTCCTGTTCGGTGAGCGCAGGCTGTTGGAGAATGTCGGGTTTCGTTTCCCTGACCGCGAAACGGTATCCGCCGTAGGCGTTGTCCCTGCGATCCTGAACCTGACGGGCGATGTCCCGGCGTTTTCCTTCCCACACCACTTCTCCTGTTTTGCGGTCATAGACCTCGTAAGTGGGTGTCTCGTCGGACTCGGCAGCGGGTTGGAACCGGATGTCGGGCGATGCGGCATCCGCCCATCGGTCGGGTGTCAATTTTTTCCCCGGTGAAATTGGTTCGGCGGACTTGATCTGGGTGGGACTGACGAATACGTCCCCTTTGAAGCCTTCAAAGCCTCCGACTTCATCGTTGCTCATTTCCTCCGCCCGCATCAGGGCTTCAAATTCAAGAGGGATAACTCCGGCTTCATGCGCCCGCCTCAAGTCGCTGGCTTTGTCATAATCATCCCCGCTTGTTTTATGGTAATCGGCATAGTCGATAGCGATTGACTCGCCCGATTCACGAATCCACTCATCAAAAACTTGCGCCTGCTCTTCGGTGAGTTCAAAAACAGGAACTTCAATCTCGTCAATCTCAAGTTCCCTCTCTTCGATCAACTCGTTTGCACGTCTAGCCGCATGGATTCTGTGCGAACCCGTCAAAGCATAATCCCCGATTAACAAGATTGGTCTTCCTTGGTAGCCGTTCTTGATAAACTGCCTAGCCATTCTTTCTACATGCTTTTCGCGACCCTCGTAAATTGCGTTGGGGGGTTTTATGTGGTGGGGGTTTTTGAAATCCGTAGGTTCAATCTTTTCAAGACCCCCCGCACGCAGCACCTCTCCCCGCATCGCGGAAAGTTCCTCCCATGCTCCCACATTTTCCGCCTTCCACGCTTCGATCTCCGCAGCCGTGGCCTCGTCGCGTCCGCGATACAGGGACTCCGTGAGTTGGTGGAACCGGGCGACGTTGCGGGCGTCGGAGGTGGGTTGGAACCGGATGCCGAGGTTGTCGATCTGCCGCTTCGACAATGCCAGAACTTCATCGACCATGGTTTCGCTGACACCTGACTCCTTGATGTAGTCGAACGCGGCTTGAACCCACTCGACGTTTTCCTTCTCCAATCCGATCTCGGTGGTGATTCCGATGCGCTCAAGCTGAAACAACTGGCGAACGAACTCCCCCGCCATCACCAGTTTGTTTCCTTCCACTATCAATAGCCCGTCGTCCGGCAGAAGCCCATCAAAGTCTTCCGGTGCCATCTTGAAATCGCGGTAGGTGGCTGCGCTTAAGCCCATTGCTGAAGCAAGCCTCGGGTTACTCTCAGCCGCTTTCTCAAGACTGTCATATGTGTCCCGGATCTGTTTGAATGCTGCGTCCACGTTGCCGCCCGTTTTCTCCATCATCGCTTTAAAGGTGGCGAGGTGGAACATCTCCTCGGTGAGAACTAGGGCAATCCGCCGCTTTGTTCCGAACTCGTCTGCGTCTGTGAATTTAGCAATTCGATCCTTCGGGATCGTAAGAACTCTTTTGCCATTATCTTCTTTCGACAGGGTTGCCCGTATTCCGTCACTACCGTTGGTGGGGGGAAACTGAAGTCGCTCGGGTAAGTCTCCATATCTCTTTGCCCACTCCTTAGCGAAGCCAACGCTTTGTACAAGGCGGGTGTCGGGATTGGCAGACCAATCTCCTGTGATGTATTTTTCGAGTTCATTGTCTAATTCTGGTGTTCGGGATTGTGGTGCGGGCAACCGCATCACCACGTCGCTTGGAGCAAGCCCCGTCCGTGGTGCGGTGATAAGCGTGGTCAGTTCCTTCCTCAACGATTCCTCCATCTTCTGCGCTTTCGTGCGTCCGGTGAACAGGTCGGCGATGAGGTCGGCGATCACTTGGAGCCAGTTCTTCTCGGACTTCGGTGTCATCGCGGACACTTGGTCGCGGAACCGCTGGCTGGTGAAGAAGTGGGTCAGGAACTCGGCGTTATCCCCCAATGCGTATTGAAGATCATTGTCGAAAGTCCCGTTCGCCTTCGCACGCTTCGTCACGGTGACGCGGACACGCTCGATCCGGGCGATCACTTTCGCCTGCTCCGGTGTCGGGTTCCGCAGCGATCCCTCGGTGACGGCATGGACGAGTTCGTGCAGCACGGTGTCCACGGCTCCGCGTGGGCCGTTCTTTGCGGTGTTGATATGCACGACACCGTTCGCCCCGACGTAGAAGCCCGCAGCCTCCGTGTTCGGCAGGTTCACGGTGCGGATGTCCACGTTGCCCGCTCCGGCGTCGAGCAGGAGCTTGGCGAGCGGTGCGTATTGCTTGCCTCCTTTTTTGGATACGTTCGCGAGGAAGGTCGGCAGTCCTTCGGAGAAACCGAACTTGTTCAGTTCAGCGGTGACTGCGGATGACGGGGTGCTGGAGGGGAGGTTGCGGGGGGTGTTACCGAAAACCGATTCGTCGATGGTTGCACCCATCTCAATCGCCTGAGCCTCTTTCGGGTCTTCCTTAGGAAGCCACGATTGTTTGTCGCCTTTTTTCCACAGTCGGTATTCCGATTTGCGGAGTGCGTCGAGATTACCCGTGACATTGTAGATGCGGAATAGCTCGTCTTTATCAACCTTGCCTGCAATCAGAGGGAATACTTCACGATTGAAAAACTCAACATTCGTGTCGTGAGCTTTTTTGCTCCGGTTACGTTTTGTCGCTTGACCTTTCGCTGGGTCTTTACCCCACGGGGTCGCACCGGGACGGTAATTGTCGGGACGGCGTGGCACGCCGGGATACCAGTCACCATTCAGCCATCCCCCAATGTCGAAGTCCTCAATGGTGACTTCCCCCTCAACAAAGGTCTCGCTTACATCGGCAGACGGCGTATCCTCGACCGCTACTGCATTTGTTTCCGCATCCGGCGTCCTTGCGGCTTCTACCTGCGTTCCGGTTCTGCTTCCGGCTTGGAGTGGATTTTCCGATGTAAGCGAAATCTGTTCACCCCGCAACGCCGCAAGGACGCTATCCGCCTCAAGCTCCCCGCGCATAATCAAAGCGAGTCCGGCGAGGTCGTTCCCCGTGTCCACTCCCTTCGACGCGGCATACCGCTTCACGGCATCCGCGACGACGGGGTTCGCGTTCATCGCTGAGAGCAGTCCACCGGGCATCACGACGGCGGCGGACACGAGCTTCGCGGTGTCGCGGTCGAGGGGGTAGCCTTCGGGAACGTCGGCTAGGATGTCGGAGATGGTGGGTGTGGTCGCTTCTAGGTTATACGTCGGCAACCCCCTTTTTTCCAGTTCGCGAAGATACACGAATGTCCAAGAGTTGTTGGGTATCTTGCCCGACTTCCGATACTCAGACGTGAGTTCTTCGTCGGTAAGCCCTTTTGCTTTAGCCTCAGCTTTGACGAGGTCAAAACGCCAATCTTCTTCTGACTTGATCTCAGCTTGGTTAGCTTGGCTTTCAGCTTGGGACACCACAGTCACTCCCGGAATCACCGTCCTGCCGACACGGGCGAACACGCGACCGTTCTCGACACGTTCAACCGTGCCTTGGGTCGGCTCGGCGAAACCGGGGACGGCTGTGGAGGTGAAGGTAATTGGGGTGCCGGGGGTTAGGTCGGTGGTGTCGGGTTGATAGACGTAGAGGTCGCCTTGCCTGACATACCCATCGGGTAGAGACAGCCCATACTCATTGAAAGCCGTGACCGAGAAGGGTGCTTTGTTTCCTACGGCGGTAGGCACTTGCCTTGCAAGTTCCAAAGACCTCTTACCTTCAGCAAAATACTTGACCGTGGCGTCAATAGCTTCTTGATCTGATATGCCTGATCGTTTGTTGCCCGCGAGAACCTGCACTTCGACCATGCTATTGCCGCCTGTTTGCTCACGATATTTCGCCTGCAATCCGGGGAAAGGTTTCTTGCCATCGGGGTCAGACTCCTCGGCTTTCGGTTTCCGTGTCTGCTTCGGTTTCACCACCTCCACAACAGGAACGTCCTGCGCCTCGGCAATCGCGACTACGTCCTCGGGGTCTGCGGACGGACGGACTTCGCCATCGGGTGTGACGGCACGCGCACGGGCTTCCTGTGCCTCGGTCATCATCACGGTCTCGATCTGGCCGAGCAATGCGGTGAGCCGCTGCTTCCCGGCTTCGAGGACTCCCATATTATCCTCGTCGGACTCACGAGCGAGGCGGCGGTCAATGGTGTCGAGCTTGTCCACGGTGGCGTCACGCATGGACGACAGGCTCCGCTTGCGCGGGGGCATGGTGAAGCCGGGGAGTGTGTCGGCTCCGGTCGGAGCTAGATCACCGCCGAAGTCAGGGTATCCGTTCGGGCGGGTCTTCGGGCTGTCGAAGCGCATCCGGTAACGCTGACCGTCCGCTTGTTCGTAAAGTGTTTCGCCTGCTGCGTTCGTCCCTACCTCGGTGTCATTCTCGGGAGTGACTTTCGCGAACAGGTAGCGGCGATGTTTGGAGATGAGAGTGTTGTATTCCTTTCGCTCGGAGGCGGTGAAAGTGGCTCCGGCGACCTTATTCTCCTTCTGCCCTTTCTTGAGCATCAATTCGTCGAGGCGATCAAGCTCGACACGATCCTCGGGGGTCGCCCCCGTATCGGCAACGGGAGCGAGATATTGATCGGTGACATCCGACTCGGCGGCAACCCGCATCGACTTGCCTTCTCCTGACGTAACATGCAACGTCATCCGCCCTGTCTCGCGGTTGCGGGTGACAAACCCTGCGACACGGTATTCGTGAAGTTCCTCAGTGGCGGGTAGCCCGTTGTTGAGACGTTGGAAATTCGCAACGATCTTTTCCGCTTGCTTCGGCGTGTAACGGGTCTGGAGTTTCGAGATGCTGGCTCTGAGTTGATCCGCTGTCGTCGGGACGGTAGCCGCCCCCGTATCGGCAACCTGTCCTTCAGGTAGCGAGTCTGTCGGGCTGGGTGATTTTTCGGCTTTGAGAATGGCTTTCGTGATTGGGTATTTCACCATCTCGGAGTCTGGCAATCTTTCGACTGGGGCGTCCGCTGGATCAAACCCTTGGTTACGGAGTGCGTCCGCAACCTGCGGGGTGATCCATGTCTGGCTAGGAGATGGTTCAGAAATCGGTGTTTCACTCACAGGCGCAGGGGTTTCTTCGACGATCTGACTGAACTCCGTCTCCACGGTCTCCCGTGTCGCCCGCATCCGCTGGGCTACGGGTGTTCCGGTGAATCCTCCGAGGGTTCTTCGACCACCTGCTTCCGGCGTTCCCTCAACCACAGTTTCTCCTTCAGGAGCCACGCCTGCATCGACTGGTGCCTCGACAGTCCCTTCTGCTGCATCAGCTTCAGGAATGCTTTCTTGGGTGGGAGCGAGTTCCTCGGTTCTAAATCGTGTGGACTGTTCATTGAGTGTGTCGATCTTCGCTTTGATCGCGGCTTTCGCCTCAGGAGTCTTTGCCACTTTCAGGTCGCCTTCAAGCTGCTGCCTCTGAGGCAACATCTGCCGCTGCTGGAACGCGTAATTGCGGAACACCTGTGCAGTCTGCGGGGAAGTGGCTTCGAGCTTACCTGCCATTTCAAGCAGACGCTCCCTGCGGATGTCGGCTTCGACCTGTGCGAGTGGCGCGGTGCGGTTCAGAACGGTGGATGTAATGCCTGTGACCGTGCCACCCATGGCTCCGCCGAGGAGTGCTGAATAGAGGGCGGTGCTCGCCGCCTTGCGAATGTCAATCTTGTCCCCCGTGGCGATGGCCTCGTTGAAATACTGCATGAACTCGTCGAGAGCCTCCTCGGGGGCTTCCGACAATGCGCCTTTCACGGGTTCCGGCAGCGCGGCGAGAACGTTACCCGCTTTGCCTGCAAGAGTCTTGGTGCTGAAGATTGGGCGGACACCCTCTTTCACCATGGATGACACCATCGCTTGTGCCGAGGACATGTCCGCCCCCTGTGGGAGTTTGCTGACATCCTTCCTGAAACGCTCCCATACTTTGTTGAGTTGCCCACGGGTCAAACGCTCATTGAACACTTTCTCAATACCGGGAATGCCTACGCCCGCCATGGCGCCCATCGCCCCTACGGTGATCGCGCCAGCGGCAAGCCCGTGGGTCATGCTGATTTCCTTGACTTCCCCGGGCGAATACTTCGCGGAGCCGTCGGGGTTGGTTTGCCCTGCAAGCGTGGTGGACAGGCTGGCGTAGGTGGACATCGCGGTGCGGTTGAACGCGCTGGCGTAGAACGTGGCCTTCGATGTTCCGGTGATGATCTTCGACGTAATGTCGCGGCCTGCCATGCTCACGACCTCATCGACGGTCTCGCGACCTGTGGCTTGCAACCCTGCGGACTTAATGCCCGAGCGGGCGGACGAACGCACCCATGCTCCGACGAGTGAGCGGGTCTCGGAGGTGAGGGCGGTGCGGAACAGGGACTTCACGGCTGCGCCCGCTGTGGCCTTCGCTGCTGCGGTCGCACCGACTGCCGCTCCACGGGTCAGGAACGACACGCCGAGATCGACAGCGACGGGGGCGACAAGTCGGGTGAGGTCGTATCCCATCCCGACAGGTTTCCCGAACAAGTCGGCAACGGCGCGGCGGTTGGCGTCCTCAATCTGCGCTCCCTGCATCGCTTTGATCGCGAAACCGTCGGGGTCTGCCCCGGTAGCAAGAGCGACGAGCGGCATGACCGCTTCGCCGAGGGACGAGCGGATTCCTTGAAGCATCGTGCGGGTGGACGAGTATTTCCCCTGCGCCACCCAGTCTTTCACAATCTGGGAGTCCTTCTTCCCTTCTGCACGCTGCGCGTCGAGGTACGACACGAACTCGTCGGCTCCCTCTGGGGCATCCGCAAGGGTGCGGATCACGTCGGAGGCGGAGGACTCGACGGCGTAATCACGCTGCGCCTGGATGTGAGGACGTTGGGCGGGTGGAACCGAGTCGAGGGCTTTCGTGAACGCTGCCTCGTTGAGCATCAGGTTTAGCGGGGCGACGACGGCTCCGGTGGACAAGGTGCGGAGTGCGGCGGACGGGTCGGCCTCGTCGATCTCCGGCATCTCGTTCATCCGGTTGAAGTCATCAGCGAGAGTCATCAAGTCTTTGCCTTCCAAGGGTGTCCCCCTCGTAAGCTGCTTCAGGCGAAACTCACCATACTCAGTGGCGTAGCTGTTCCCGCGCTCACGGGAGTTCGCAACCTTCTTCAATTCATCAAAAAGACGATACTGCCCGTCTTCGCCGCGTGTGCGGGCGAGGGCGTCAAGGGTTGAAAGTTCGTCACCGTGCATCTCCAATTCCATTGCTGTTTTAGAGTAACCAGACGGAGTGGTGAGCTTCGTGAGGATCGCTGGAATCAAAGACGGGTCAGTGCCTTTCATCTTCAAGGTCTTGCCGAGTGCCGCCGTGTCGATTGACCCGTCTTCGGGATTCACGAACTCAAGCAGTGACTTATTCAGAAACACGTCAGGTGCGCCATCTGGGTCGGCAGGAGGGATGACCATTGCAAGCTGGTTCCCCTCTTTCACATCCTTGCGAGTGGCTGCATTTATCAGATCGGGTGTGGCGAGCTGGCGGAGGTCGGCTTCAGCTGCCGCAAGTTCCTCGGGTGTGCCGCGTCCCTCGTCCGCAAGTTGTCTGCGGGCTTTCAGGTTCGCTGCCGCCGTGCGGAGGGGATTACCGTCCTGAGTCTCGGAGGAATAGGCGTAATTGATAATGGAGTCGAGTGGTAGTTCATCACTCTTCGGACGGGCGAGAACGTCGCTGACGAGCGGCTCGGTGCCTTCGGCGGGAGTGTAGTCCCCTGCTTCGATGGCAAGCCCCGCGAGCTTTGCGTCTAGCTTCTGGACGAGGATATTGCTGTATCGACCTTGCGCCAGCGTCTCCTGCTTCACGTAGTCGGAGTAACCCCGATACTTCTGAAGTGGCTCTTTGATGGTGGCTTGGTTCTGTTCCTGCCAGTCTGGGAACGCGAGGAGTGAAAGCTCCGGCAGAGCGGATGCGGTTTCTTCGGTGGTCATGTGTGTATGGAGAGTGGGGTATCTACGTGGCAGTGTCAAGTGGGTTCGTCATCCCCGCGCATGATCTCTTCAATTTCCGCAAGATCCATCTCCTGCTGAATGCGCCACTGCTGCCGCTGAAGCCATCCGAGTAGGAAGAGGTAGTCGATGTCGAGTTCGTCGCACAACTGATCCATGCGCTTCGCCATTTCTCTTGTGAATACGTGCTGCTGGTCGTCGTCGGTCATCGAGGTTTGATTCGGTTAAATGCTCTCCGCAGGATGTAACTCCTAACCACAGAGATCAAGGTAAACCACAAACCCATGATGAAATTCTGGTGGGTGGGGATATGAATACCGAAGAACGGGAAGATCGCCATCTGGCTACCGACCGCCACAAGGTAGCCGATAGCCACATTTGCGAGACTCTCTATTGCGCTAAACTTTCTGGATTGCATACTTGTTTGGTTAGTTTGCAGTAGAAGTCAGCGTCGAGCAGAATGCACGCACTCGCCCCAATATGTGCGATGTGGGGCTGTCCGCTCTCGGGGTCGATCCACTCGCCTTCGTGGATGGCTGCGAGGTGACGTTTGATCGCGCTGATGTAAGTCGCCGTTTCGATGTGAGACAGCCTCCAGTTCCACACTCCATACCGGTCGGCTCCGAACTTCAAGACTTCGCAGATCGACCGCTCGGCGGCGGGCGGCATCAGGACGAGCGGGGGCTTAGACGCTCCGACTTCTTTCTTTACGTCGGGGGTTTTCATTGTGCCGTTCGGACTGCCTCAATCTCACGCGATGTCACGCCGGACATCTTCTTCGCAACCTCACGGTTCGTTGCTCCGGGGTTGCGACCGAGGGCGGCGAGGATGCGGACAACTTTCTCGGCGGGGATGCAATCTACACTAGTGACGGTGATGGGCGCAGCATCCCTACCCGCAACCCGGTAGCACGGCACCTTCACCGCCATCCTGCGCTTCTCATCCCAAACGGCGAAGTCCTGTTTCTCGATGTCGCCTGACGCGATGCCGGGTTTCAGGATGTCGGCCACTTTGTCAGGGGCGCATTGCAGGCTTTCCGCCACCTGTTCCCGCGTATCCCATCCGGGTGGGATGGTGAAACGCTTGTGGTTGATTTCATTCACGGTTTTGATCCAGTTTGTTTTCATATTTTTTAATTCCGGTTCCTTTTGATGCTTAGTTGCCGACTTGTGGCGCGGAGGCTGAATGTGGATAACCACAGTCTGATTTTTTGAAGTATTTTCATGGTGTTGGTTTGTTCGGTTGTGAGAGTGGTGCGGCTGCTGATTCCCCGTTTACCTCCATTTACCCGTGAGCCTCTCTATCACGGCACCGCATTGTGTCAGTCAAGGTAGATCGGTGCAGTGACCGTGCGACCACGTTTCTTGTCCATTAGGAAGAAGGTCTGCGACGGCGGCTCGAAGCCCGCCTTGATCGCGATGGCGTATGCGCTATGTCCGATCAAGCTCGCATTCGAGATCCACTTCGGGTTCTGCTGCGACTGGTGCCAGTGGCCAAACACGTCGAGGTCAGCCTTGATCGCCTTGTTCCATTGCGCGATGGCTTTCTCGACTGGGATAGTCAGCCCGCCGACACCACCTTGATATTTCAGGTCATCGCCATGATGAAACCGGACGATGCGTCCGTCCACCTCAAGGTAGTTGTGGTAGCTGTCGGAAATCTGCCACTCGTAATGGGGGAACTGCTTGCGCAGAATGTGATAGAGCATCCACTCGTAAGAGTTCTTCGCACCCGTAGCGTGGCGGGACTTAAACGAATTTCGGCCATGGTTCCCATAGCTCGTCGGAATGATGATGCGGTCGAAGTGTTTCTCCAACAGCGTGAGGCCGGAGGCGATCTCATCCTGAAGCCAGAGGACGGTCTCGGTAGGTGACAGCCCGTTCGTCTCACGAAGCTCCTCGTGGATGTATCCGGTCATCATGTCACCGAGCATGGCGAGGACGAGCGTGTCGATCTTCGTTCCCGCCCGCTGAATCTCAGTGAGACGAACGACCTTCTGGAAAAACTGCCTCACCCTATCTTGCGCAATGACGAGGTCATAGGCATTAAGTCCGTTCACGTTCCTCGGATCAACCGTCTCCTCTACGTGCCAGTCTGAGGCGATGGCGAACGCGACCGCGCTGCCAGATGCCCCGGTTTTAATGCTGGGTATATCACTGACAAGTCCTGTCGAAGCGCCAAGAAGTAAGGCAACCTCCACCTGCTTCTCTTGCTCCTCAATGATGCCGAGCAGGCGTTTCATCTCCTTGTCTTTCTCACCGAGCGTCCGCGCATGGCGGCGTGTGGCGACTTCGTGAACTGTCTTACCCCAATCTGTGTTCATAATTCTATGGTTTGTTAGATACAAAAACGCGGCATCCGTTCTCGTCTGTGCAGATTGCGTCAAAAAGGTCAGATGCCCCAATCACAAGAAGTCTTTCCCCATCCGCAAACACCACCTCTTTGGGGTTGCGCCCAAAGTCGCATTCCCACGCGAACCAATCGAGCCACTTGCCATCATCACCTAATTGTGTTGCGAGGTTACGGGTGTATTCGCTAAACATGCCCCATACAGCGGAACTCACCGAGTTCTCGGGTGATGCCATGAACGCATCTTCAATTTTCCCCAGTGTGTCTCGCACTACTGTTCCGACTTTGACCCACCGTTCTAGGCTTTCAAGTTTCATGGCTTTTCGATTTTTGTGAGTTTTGCGTGCAGCTTATCCCAAGTGGGGAAAAATAATTCATCAAAACAACGCACCACGGCCTCTTCTTGAAAGCCCGTGCAATACGACACACCAGAAATTGAGAGAGCAGCGTGCATGAGTTCGTGTCTCAGGGTAGTGCGGAGAAGTGATGCCTTCTCTAGCGTGTGGTGGGAAACGGTAATAACCTTCCTATCGTGGTCATATTGCCCCCAGTCTTCGAGAGAGGTGGACACCTCAATACGGACTTTATGCCCACCCACGATCACTGATTTTGGCAAATTTGCTCTCACGTTCCTTGGGTGTTAACTGATTTTACGGGCGGGTCAAGGTTTTTATGTTTGTGCAGCCTTCACAATATCCTCTACTGTCACCCACTCGTTCTCCGCCCCTACGGGTATATCCACACCATAGCGAGACTCCAATTCGCTTGCGATCACTTCACGGTCAAGGGAATCGCAGCCGAGGTCTTCTTTCAGTCTCATCCCCAGTGTAATATCCTCGGGGTCGTACTCAAGACGATCAGACAGTATTCTAAATACTCTTTGGGTTCGTGTCATAGTGGTGTGATTCGATTTTCGTGAATGTAATCACCCCCTTCAGGGAACTTCACCAACCACTCGTTTGTGTGGTAGTCTTTTTTCACGGTGATACCTTCACGCCCTTCAACGGTGATAAGATCACCGGGGCGGACTGACGAGCGGGGGAAATTGTTCTGGTATGCGGCGTAACTGCCGATCCGGTGAAGCGATCCGTGGTGGTTCATGGCGCAACGACGATGCGGGGGTATGGCAGTAACGCAAGTAAAAAATTGCAGATTGACAAAAAATGTTCTGAGAGTGACGATTTCGCACCATGCACAGTAAGAAATCAATCATAGCGAAAACTGAAGCCAGGATTGCAAAAAGATCGCAAGTCCGCAATCTAGTCGAGTCGGTGATTGCCAAACCCGACGGGTTGGGACAGGAGGCTCTGACTACGCCTGAGTCAACTCCGGCTACCCCGCCATCTGCTGAGTCAACTCCGGCTACCCCGCCGGGTAGTGACTCCGCACTCCAATCTTGGAAACGCACGAAGCAGTGGTTTGACAACACCACGTTGCAGGGAATCAACGCGAACCGGATTGCAGCGGTAATTGAGGCTAGGGTCGAGGCCGCGTTTCGGGCGGGTTATGCTGCGGGTGTGGGGGATTCGATCTGAGGGGTTTTGCGGTGAGGTTTCCTTCACCGATGTGAGGATATGGGGCGGCCCGATTTAGGGGTTTTGCGGTGAGGTTTCCTTCACCGATGTGAGGATATGGGGCGGCCCACTTTAGGGCTTTTGCGTATCGGGAGGATGTGTTTCAGCGATTCAGGGAATAGGGGTCTGATTCCGAAAATAGCGAAAATTTTTTGTAGGGGGGCATATATAATCATGTCGCGCTCGAAAAAACCGGGCGGGGGGTAGCTGGGTATCCCGTCAGGTAATAGCCCAGCTCCAGGTCAATGCCACGCCACGCCCGTGTAGTCTGTCTCCCGGCCTCTCCGCTCCCGTGTGATACCTAGGTAGTCACCTACCACCCGTTGTGGCGGGGTGCCGTGGCGTGTGGAACACGCTTCCCCGCTGCATCCCGGCAACGCTGTCCCCCTTTATATTACAAGGGAAAAGCGGGATCGCTTGTTACAACACGCATAACACCAACTCAGTGCGTGCGCGGAGCCTTAAACCCAGAGCGTCAACGCGTTACACAGCATCAGGCAGTTTCCGGCCAGGGCTCGGGGCGGATAGAGGGGGTCAAGGGGGATCAAGGGGGATCGAGGGGAATCCTTAGTTGTTTAGTAAGGAATACAGGTATTCTTATTTATGGACAGTTTTTGTCCATTGCGCTGTTGAGGCGACCTGCAAACCGTGATACCGGATTCACGACATCATTGTCGTATGTTCATTCTGAAATGAACTCTCGGATCGCGGGCGCGGAAAAGGGGCGAAGGTTTCCCCGCGCCCCTGAATCCCGGCAACCGTGCCGCGCTAGATCAGGAGATCAGCAAGCCGGGACATTTCCGCCCGCAACGTGTCAATCTGCTTGCGTTGCGCCTCAATCATCCGAATAAGCCGCGACTCCGCGCTTTCCTGCCTTGCCTTCAGTTTCTCATTCTCCAGCTTCGCCGCCGCCTCCCGTTCGCGGAACGTCGCAAGCTCCCGTTCCATGCGGGCAAACATCGCCGACAGCTCTTCCCATGACATTTTCGCAACCCTTTCCTCGCGGCCAGGGAATACAAGGGAGCTTTCCAGTCTTTTTCTCAACGTGTCGGCCAGGGGTTTGTTTCCGTGCTTCACGGCAAGGACAAGTTTCCGCAGATCATCCGCCGTCACCCGCGCCCGCATACCCCTCCATTTATACTTCGCGGCGATATAACCGGGCTTTGCCGTGCCGTCGATCCCATCGCGGAAATACTTCTCTGCATCCTCCACCGTCTCAAGAGGATGGGGGGCCTGAAATTTCATCATGTCCCCATAGCTGGAATCGTCCGCCACCCAAACGCGCCGCCATCCCATGTCAAATTCCAGGTATTTCTTCTCTACATCCACCATCAGGCCATGGAGTGAGACCCTTTCACCTTTCACAAAATTCAGGGCACGCATACCCATCCACCACCAGCCCCCTGCCGTGTCCCGGTAGAAGGTGGGGGCGCGTAACCCGTTCGCGGATTGCACACCCCTTTCCCGCACCTCCATGATTTTGTCGGCAAGTTCCGGCGTCACCACCTTTGCCACCTCCAGGGGTAGCTTGATTTTCCCCGCGTCCATCCTCAACCGTATTTTTTCGCGTGTCCTTGTCTGCATAGTGTTGAGATGATACTCCCCCACCCTGCGGGGCGCAACCCTATTCTTCTTTTCTTTCCTGACGCGGGATTCTGAGAAATAACCAAGAGGGTAAAAATAACAGTGTTGGTTATAATTGGAAAATTGGAAATCCCAATCCGGCTCCATTTCCCCCTCTTTTCACCCCTCACCCCGCCCCGCAACCCCGTAAAACCTGCGAAAACGATTTATTTTCGCTTTTTTAGCAAAAACCGCTTGACCTCCCCCTCTCCCCGTGCGTATTGTCCCGCCGTCGCCAGTGAGAGCGACGCAACACCAAACCAAACCAAACCAAACCATGAAAACGATACCGCCTGCAGTCCCCACATCCCTGACAGATGACCAGCTCGCCGCGCTCGCCGCGCTGACGGGCAAAACAATCCACGCCCAAGACCTCCCCTTTTTGGGGCGCACCGTCATTTTCGGTGGCAAAAGGTTTTGCGGGCGGCTATCCGGCGACATGCCTAGTAACCGCTATTTTGAGACCGCATTGGAGCAACGCAGCGAGACTGCGGAGGTTGTCCGGTTTTACGTCGGATCAAAACATCATGGCCCCGTTTTGAGCGTAGAGATCAACGATGACGGTTGCGAGTGGCATAACTGCTTCGCAAAACACCCCGGCGGATGGGGCCGCAATGTGACATGCGGCGGCACGTGGCAAGGGCAGTCGATGATGCTGTCTGACGGCACGCGGCGCAAGTTTGCAACGTGGCAAGAGGCTCTTGCCAATCGGTACAACGATAATATCACTGTCGGGGTTGATGCGATTAAATTCAAGGAGTCCGAAACTTTTATCGCTGAGCTGACCGCGTTTCTCGCCGCTAACGCCTAACCCGCCATGACCCCCTCGCTCCTAATCGTCGCCGCCCTCACCCTCGCCGCCCTCATGGCGTGCGGACTGGCGCGGTACATCCTACCCACCTTTGCCCTCATGGCCGCGCTATACCTCGCCGCCGTGCTCGCCCTCTCAATATAACCATTACCCCACTGACACCATGACTCCCGCCCCATACATCACCCGCCGCGCTCGCAACCTACCGTTGCCCGCGCCCAAGCATCACCGCCGCCCATGGCTCGCTGTGTCAATACCTCGCCTCGCCATGCTGACGGCACTTGCTGGCTGGATCGTCGCCCTCGCCTCCCTAGCGTGGCTCCTGATACCCTAACCCTAACCCTGACCCCCTCTCAAGCATCGCCTCGCCCCCGTAATGGAGGGGCGGGGCTTTCTGGGCGCGGGACACAATACGCGCCCGCCTAAACCGAAAAACGAAAATATGAAAACGAAAATTGAACGCATCGCCGCCAAACTCTCCACCCGCCCGGAAGTCAAGAAATGGATGAAATCCGACATTTACAACACGCCGGAAGAACTCGCCGAAAATCTCCTTCGCTACGTCAAAGCCGTACGCGATGGGCGGCTTTTCTGCGTCATCCATTCCGTCTCATCTTCCGGCATGTCTCGGAACATGAGCTTTTTCGAGTGCGCAAAATACAGCCAGAAAATGAACAACGGCCAGAATCACGGTATCTTGAATTTCCACGGCCTTTTCCGTGCCCTTGGCTACACCCCCGCAGCAAAGGAAGGATTCAGAATTGGAGGTTGCGGAATGAATATGGTCTTTGCCGTGAATTATGACATCATGCACACCGCCGCCCACGTCGGCGCGATCACGGAAAAGGAATGCGCCAAGCTCGCGCAAATGACCCCCACGTATCTCTAAACCCCGCACCCCATGAATACGCGAATCACCATAAAGCCAATCAAGCCCTCTCTAATTCAGGTTTACGAATTGCGCGGAGTGTCCCGCTACTTTTACCAAGTGAGAGTCGGAGGGGTTGTCACCCGTTCGGGAATCACAAGAAACCCGGAACGCATCACCGCCTAACCCCGCACCCGATAACCCCAAGCCCCGCCCGCCCGGACTAACCCCCGGCGCGGGCATCCTGGGCGAAGGGCGGCGGGAAAAGCCAGCCGCCCGCCTAAATCGAAAATCGAAAAACGAAAATATGCAAACGACCGAGGAATACACCTTTGCGGGAATCACCATCCCCGCATGGACTGAATGCGAAGACACCGAAAGCTGTGCCGTGATAGTCCGTTATGATGAAAGCAAGGGCTGCAAGTTTGACACTAAGTCGCGATACCACAAGCCCGCGCACGGAACACCTATTGCAGTGCCCCGCCGACTCACGGACACCCGCGCCCTTGAACTGGTGGTGGATGAAGCCATGTATCAGTAAGCCGCCCCGCAAGGGGTAACACAGCCGGGCGCACGACGCGCCCGCCAGTCGCAAGCCTGGGTAAATGTGGAGCGACCCTAAAACGAAAAACGAAAATATGAAAACCGTATGTCTGTACACACGCAAGCACGCCGACGGCGGGGAGCGGGAACGCTACCTAGCCGATACGAACATGAACCGCGCCCGCAAGTTCGCCGCCATTGACGGGGAGAAGTGGACAAATCGCGGCCTTGTCGTCGGAGATCCTGAAATCTCCACGGCGGAACATGAGGAAAAGGAAATCGCCCGCGCCACCGCACAACCCCCACCCCACGAAAGAACCGAACCAATGAAACACGATAAAGACATCAGCCCTGAGAACCAAGCCGACCACGAAATCGGCCTTGAAATGATCCGCGTCCTGAAGCTCCGCCGCAGGCGGGAAGATGGGCACATTGAAACCACGCACGGCGGCAAGACCCCTTGCGGCCTCGCCCGCACCGTGCGGAGCCTAGACCCCGGACACGCCGCCATGCTCACCGCATGTCAGAAGCTAGTCCACCGGGCTTATCACGCAAGGCGATTGAGCCAAAGCGACATGATGATGCTGGAGGATGCAATCGTGAAAGCCGGGGAGAAACCGAACTACGCCGGAGAATAACCCCCACCCCACGAAACCATGACCTTTACAAGAACCACCAACCACCGGACAAACCGCACAAGATACTTCGTCAACGGGAAGCGCGTTAGCCGCGACCGCTACGAGGGATTGAAATTCTGGAAGAAAATGAAAGCCTTCCTCACCGAGACCACCGACGAATTTACCCGCCAGCACGCGGCGGGCTAACACCAAACCACGAAAGAACTGAAGAAATGCAAACGAAAGTGATATTTAGACAATGGAGGGACAAGCAAGCCGCCCCGCTCGCTCTGTTTCCTGAACACTGCGCAACACTCAACCCCACGTTCTGCGAATCGTGGGCACCGGGCGAGGGGCACGGATCAGCATGGCCTGAGGTATGTATGAGGCGCACGCGCCCCGCAACGCCAGAACAGGTTGCCGACATGACCTCAACACTGACACGGGGTTACGGCTACGACCTTGAAATTATTGAACGGCTACCCCGTGGACACTATCACACGCGCCTGAAAGCACTCACCAGCAAGCAAGCTAAAGCCTCTTCCCCCACGGTTTATACCATATACGTCGGGCGGCGGATCGTCGCCACGTTGCGCACCACACTGACCGAAGCTACAAAAACTTGGAACGTAATTGCTGACACTTACACCGGACGATTCACCGTGGCTCTCTATGAAGGCAAGCGGGCAGTTGAAAACCTATGTGCCAGACAGACTACCCACTGACACCATGAAAACGAACCCCATGAAACGATCCGACTTCGAACGCCTCGCCGCAGCCGTGCGGGAAGTCATAGCCGCCGACAACGAGAGTATGGAATGGTGGAACCGTGGCTCGCTCGCCAAGGAACATCATTCCGTGAAATATGCCCACCCCGATTCCATTGCCCACCAGAAGCGGAAGAAAGAGGCTTACCGCATCGCCGAAGAAACGCACGAGGAACTCCGCACGCTCTACCCGTGGCTGTATGACAGGTGGACACCGGGTTATGCTGGCGGAGCCGAACCATACGTTGCGGGCTGTTACCGTGAAGCCGTGTCCCGCCACCTTCAGGACAGGCACAGGCGCAAGCTGGAGGCGTTCCGAGCCGCGATCAAGGAAGCCCCCATGACGGCGGAGCCGCCTGCGTCCGGCTTCGTGTTTCTCGAACGCCCGCAGGGGTTTTTCAGGGTCACGAAAACTACCCACAACGGGAAGCGCGTATTCGCCGAAGACCTGATGACCGGAGAGAATGTGAGGCTTTACAAGATGGGTACATGGACTTCACGGCACGGGGTTTACCGCGACCCCGGTACAGGCTACCACGCCATGACCGAAGAGACGATCACCGCAGCCGTGAAACTGGCGAAGGTATTCCGAGATATTATAGCGAACGCCGAACCAATCACCCCGGCCTGAAAGCCTCGCCCGTTGCCCCCCCCCGGAACCCCATAAGCAGGACAATCCCGGTGGCATAGGGCGGGACTTCCAATGCGCCCGCCGAACACTGAAACAATAACACCATGAAATCATACCCACCGTTCAAGCAGAAGCCCTACGTCGACCATGACGGGCAGCTAGTCACCGATCCTGTTCCGGTCTATGGAGGCCGCGCAACGCCGCGCCGACAAACTCAACGCACTGAAACCATGACCGCCGAAATAACATTCATCGACCCCGCGACCGGTCAGCGCACGCACCCGCGACCGCTCACCCGCACGTCGGGAGGCGTGACGATAGGCACCCCCGCGTCCGACTTCACGCCCGAAGAAATCCACCGGATCGCCGACCAGTTTACCTGCGCCGTGACGGGCGGGCTTCTCATTCTCACACCGACAACAACATGAACATGACACACACAAAGCACATTACCGTCGGCGTTGATCCGGCACTCACCTACGCCATCCTCTCCCGCCTCGCCGAGAAACGGGCAAGGGACGAGCGATTCGCCCGCCGCAAAGAAAAACTTTCGCAGTTTTGCAGAAATGCACTTGACGCGCTGCGATTCTGGAAGTAACCCTTCCTTAGCACTCGCGGGAAGCCCCGCAAACCAAAGGGCATATTCTGGTTTCGACTTGATGCGCCATCTGTCAGTTGCATGTGGAGGTTGATCGGTTGGCCTCCTGAAAAGCCGATCAAAAGTAAAAATGGCAACAACGTCATTCGCGGAAACTTCGGAAGCAACACAGTTGCTCTCGTAGCCTAAGCAAAACACGCTCACCGAAACGCCCGCGCTGCGGTGAGAAACAAACCGGGCAAACAACGGAACTCCGAGCCGTAAAGACGGAGTGGTGGAGGTGAGCAGGAAACCGTTCGCCCTAACGTCCGAAAGGACTAAGCATGTAGAGACTGACAAAGACGCGCATCGAGGACGGGAGTTCGACTCTCCCTATGTCCACTTCGCTTTGACCCGCCCGCTGAGTTCGCAAGAGCCAGCGGGTTTCGGGGTGCCAGCCCCTATTACGGGCGCACAACCAATGGAGGTAATTACATGAAGTAATCCCATAGCATTCGGGCAGCGATGGCGGACATCATCCGTTGCGCCGAGGAAGAGGGGGTTTTGACGAAATAACACCATGAACACCATGAACACCATGAACACCATGAGCACCATAAACATCGTGAACACCATACCAGAAATCGCCGAACTTTTACGGCACCACATCAACACCGACAACGACGCGGAGCGTCTGATCTGTGAGCATATTCTCCCGCTCGTTGGGATCGTAGACCCGGAGGAGTATAAAAATGAAGTTCGGGATGAACTTGACAGTCTTCGCAGGCAGATTGAGTATGAAGCCGAAGAGGCGAAGCGTGACATTCAACGAAGGGTCGAACAATTCAATACGTCAATAAGTCAATAGAGGAGATTATCGAATGACCCGCGACACACTCATTGGATTACTTCTAGTGGGATTACCCATCGTCATTACAATTCTCTGTTTGCTAATAAGATGACACGCTTGGAATATATTACCCAGTTTATCTTGAAAGCACGCGCATTAGACGCTGTGGAGGAGGAAGCGTTTACCGACCCCAAAAACATGGATAAGCGGCGCAAAAATTACTCGTCCATCAGCGTCTTTGACATTCACGTTCTTCTTTTGCTCGCTAAAAGGGGCGACGGGGGGACAATCACCACCACCGATACGTATCTCGAACGCCGACAGTTCCCTAAGTCTGCCGAGTCTGCATTGGATAACCTCAGAGCTTTAGCGGCTCGGGGGTATATCAGAGAAAGCAATAAAAAGTTCAGCCTCACTGAAACAGGTATCCGTTATGTGAACGCTGTAATATCTTAAGTAATGATCCAGCTCTACAAATCCAATAAACCAAACCACGGGCTCGTCTGCGTAAGGGGGAGGTGGTTTCTATTATTCCGCGAGGACGGCATTCAGCGGCGCATCGCGTTAAATACGACCGACGAAACCCTTGCACGCGCTCACCGTGACATCGCGTATGAGAAGTTAATCACTGAAGGTGCAGTTTTCAGCGACGCGAAAGCAGGGCGACCAAAGACGCTGTCTCCAGGGAGTGCCAAGCTCCCGCCGAACGTTTTTTATCGCAAGCCATATCAAGCTCGGATCGGAACAAAAAGCCTTGGCTATTTTGACACCGCAGCAGACGCCTTGAACCGAGTGGACGCCGAGCAATCGCGCGACGACGGGAAAGGACTCCCAACCTAAATGGGGACGCTGCCCGTCGTCGCCTCTACAAACTTGTTCATCATCTTTATTTAAAACCAACCAACGCCACAACAAATGCACGGAACTAAAATAGACTGGCAACTTGGCACATTCATCATCGTCGCGGGTTCGCTATTCGCTGGAGCGGTGATAGCCCTGATTATCCATCTCCATTCTTGATGAACGCAAAAAGTCCTGACGCAGGCGAAAAAGGAAAAGCCGATGAGTGAAGAAAATGGAACGATTCAGCCCGTCGATCAGCGACGCATTGTTCGGGCATTAAAGGATAAGGCTTCCGTGCTACGATCCGATGCAGCCCGGAAAATCTCAATCGCGGAAGCAATCTCCGATATGCTCAAGCGTCTTGGCGACAGTGGCGCGTGGATGAACGTCCGGTCCGTGAATCTAAACGAAGGGGATACTTACCTCATCCGCCGGAACTATCTCGACCTTCCGCCATCCGATCCGTGCGTTGCCCGATGGGAAGCGATCACCGGCTGGCGTGAAATCGTCGGCCACCTACCGCGCCCGGCCAATGACGCGCTGGAAGTCTATTGCCCGAACGTTCCAGTGGTGGCACCGCCGACGCTGGGCTCCGCTTTGCCGAAAGACGTTCCCGGCGGTTGACCACCCACGACTTGTTCACCTTCTTCCGAATCACCTAACGACTCAAAAACCATGTTCGACATCAACGCCAAAGTGGTCTGCATCGAAGACCGATTCCCTGCTGGAATCAACGACATCTTCAACGCGCTCCCACGCAAAGGAAACATCTACACGGTGCGGAACATCGTGCCAGCCCAAGACTGGAAGCTGCGCGGGACATGCGCCGTGCTACTCCGCGAACTGGAGAACCGACCTAACCAACACGGAATCGAGCCAGGATTCCAATGCGGACGGTTCCGCGAACCGACTTTCGAAGAACTGGAAAACGTCGCCACGGAATCTCTGGTGAACGTCAAAGGCCATGCACCCGCTGCCACTCAGCGCGGGTCGATAACCGGAAAGGAGAGTGACCATGAGTAACTTTGATTCCACAGCGGGCAGCGGGTTGCAATGCGCCGCCTTGTTAGCCTTTCTTCATTTTGACGGCATATGCTCGCCCTTCAGGTGTCAAACTGAATCCCGCCGGGGTTCGTCCATGATTGAAAGTCATGCCTATCCTAGTCTGGTATATAAAACTCTCCCTCAACAATAAATCGAAATGATACTCCGCAACTCCAAACTCAATTCCCAAATGTCCGGCAATATCCTCCTTGGAAACATCCCGAGCACCAAACATCGTGTCAACAATCCTGTTCGTCGTGTCGTCGAATCCATCAGGAAATGGGGACAAGTCGCCCTTCTGCTTTTTAAGCTCTTCAAGCTCTCGAAGAAGGTCAAAATTCTTACCCTTGAGAGTAAGAACCTCCTGCGTGAGCGTGAGAACCTCCTGCGAGAGCATCGAAATCTTGTCATCCAGAAGCGTGATCTTCAGGCTGAGAAGGTCGATAACATCTTTGCTGAGTCCGGCGGTGCTGACAATGCGGATCGCGTCTTTCGCGAGGTCGGTGGCGCTCATAATGGGAACTCTTCTTTCATGGCTAACGTCAAAGGCCATGCACCCGCTCCCACTCAGCGCACTCCGCAGCACGGAAAGAGAGGTGACAAGTGAGCGACCTGAATGGAAAGCGGGGGGCGGGTTGCAATGCGCCGCCTTGTTCGTTACTCTTCATTATTACGGGGGCGTCGGTGATACTGTTGGGGGCGGCGTCGGTGATGAACTCGGTTGGGAACCTGCGTCTTGCGGCGTGGGATGAGGTATTGACTGCCAAGCAAACCATGCTGCAAGACCAGCTAGAAGAAATCCGCCAACAGCTACCCAAAACCCAGGAGTCGCCGACCAATGGTGCTTCCCAGATTCCGCAATCTTACGAAGCAGATCCTCGTGACGCGCCCGCTCCAGATGAACCTTAGCCGCTACCGCACCAAGGCGTTGATTCCCGACCTTATTGGAGTGGTTGACTACCGCTTCTATGACTTCCAATCCTTGCGGGATGTAGTGATCGCGCCACTCGTCTAGGGTCTCAGGCAACTCACTCATAATTCACCCTTCTTAGAAACCAGAAAATATGCCGCCCCACCTGCACCCAAAATGGCCAGATTCAGCAACGACAGCTTCGCCCAATCAATCTTGAGTTCTCTTCGATACCGGTCTTTGAAGAAAATAAAATGGAATCCTACAAACTCCTCTACTGCCTCCACTTTCCTGTAACGATAAACTTGTTGCACATCATTAGTGGGTGGGATCAACCAAGTGATAATCAGCAATGCCACAGCGGCGACCAGTATCTTGTCTTTTAATCTCATCTCGATTTTGTATTATGAAAAATTTCTTAACGAACGTCTTAGGCCATGCAACCGCTGCCACTCAGCGCGGACGTATGGACGGAAAGGAGAGTAATCATGAGTAACTTTGATTCAACAGCGGGCGGCGGGCTGTATGCGCCGCCTTGTTCGGCTTATTTATTTGATGGTTTAGCTCCGATCTCAAGAAGAATGTCGTCATTGCCAATCTCGGAAATAAATCGGACTGACGCTTCAATTCCAGCACGCATTAAAGCGTGCTGGAATTGCGCTCCCTCTTGGTGGCTCTCGTCTCTGACGGTGATTACTAGCCCTATCGCAAGCCCCATTGGCATAAAAGAACCCATTTCATCGAAAGATTTTGGGCAATCATATCCAGCCTCTCTAAACATCTCTACAAGCTGCGCTGTAAAGTTTAAAACCTCCTCACTATTTGATAGATATGAAATTTGGATTTTAGCTTTTGGCACGGTTGCCGTGGCATTGAAGAAGGCATTCCGTGCAGGTTCTTCGATGATGCGCCATGCGAGCTTCTGCTGTAGCTTCATAAGTTCTAGGCGGCTGTCAGCGGCTTCTTTCTCAAGGTTTGCTGCTCGTTCATTAGCCTTTGCCGCGATCTTGTTAGCGTCTGCCGCCGTAGCGTCTGCCGAGGCGACAGCTTTTGCAGAGTCCTCCTTGTATAATTTGAACTCCGCATCCTTGAGTTTGCCTGCCTTCCATGAAAAAAAGAAAGCCACAAATGCGACAATGGCTACAGCTCCACCTAGAACTAAGCCAGAAACAGCCCAGAATACAGACCACCATTCGATAGATTCAGACATTGTTTTATTATGGGGTGCGGCATTCTTTGCTGGTTGCGTCTGCTTGTCGTTTTGGGGCATGGCCGCGATCCTTATCTATGTCTTGTGGAAACAAAAAATTTCTCTGCCGAACAAGTTATTATGACAACCATGGGAAGATTCTCCCGCAAACGTGCGCTCGCTAAGTCTCTAAGAATGAGTGCTATGGGAAAGCGATCACAGCAGGTGCAGCGTGATCGGCGACTGGCAGAGATTACGCCGGAAGTTTTGCGCGAATTGGAAATGAATCCGCCGCTGCGGGAAGGTTCCGCGCTAGGCTCGATCCGATACCACGACTTTGCATCTGGTAAAGTCACCTCTTGGGTGATTGAGCGCGGAGATCGCATCAATAATTTCCGCTTACGCACGCCAGATGGGTGGAAGTCGAAGCCTCATGGCATGGCGTGGATACTGGAAAAAGTCCGTCCGGTTCTACTCGGAAAGAAATTTGCAAAAAAGCCATTGACACCAAAACACCAAACAACCACCCTGTCTCCCGCACCATGACTGACGATCCGACTGAGAATATCATTAACCGCACCCGCTCTCATATTGAAAAAACTGGAGTGGCAGTTTCCCTTTTGTCCACCCTCACAGGCATAGGCTATTACCGTCTGCGCCGCGTCCTGAAAGGTGAGACTGAGAAAATGTCTTTCAATGACGCTCAGATGTTAGAGGACTACCTCACTGGGGAGGGAGCGTGAACCTATATGGCATCATATTACAACGAATTTTGTCCAACGGCAGCGGCGTGGGTACGCCAGCTTATCGCGGACAAACAAATACCTTACGGACATGTCGATGATCGAAGCATTACTGAAGTCGAACCATCCGATCTGCGCGGTTTTACGCAGGCACATTGGTTCGCTGGAGTATCAGGCTGGAGTCTCGCCCTCAAGCTCGCAGGATGGCCGGACGACCGACCCGTGTGGACAGCCAGCCTCCCATGTCAGCCCTTCTCATCCGCCGGAAAGCAAGCAGGAACCGACGACGAGCGACACCTCTGGCCTGTCTTTCAACGCCTTGTCAGCGAGTGCCGACCTCCAGTCCTTATTGGCGAACAAGTTAGCAGCAAGATTGCAAGGGAAAAATGGTTCCCCGGAGTATGTCTGGACTTGCAAGCAATGGGCTATCCCGTCACAGCCCTCGATCTATGCGCTCCGTGCGCGGGGGAGGACGGCGAAGGACGGCTTGTGCGTGGAGATCAGGAGACTTGGGAGCGAATCGTCATCGGGGCACCCCACATCCGGCAGCGGCTCTACTGGGTCGCATATCGTGGGGTGGAACACTCCGAACACTCCGAACACTCCGAACACTCCGAACACTCCGAAGACCACGGACAACTGCGAGAAGGTTCACTTCGCGAAACGCAAGGGCGGCGGTCAGATGAATCTGGCAGCGGAAGCTGCGAGTCAACCAATAGCAGGATGGCCGACACCGAACTGCGCGGACGTGAACGCATCCAGGAGCAGCGATCCACAAGCATACTCGGCGCGGTGGATGGCGAGACCGAACCATTCATCGCAACTGGCGCACACAGCGCAACATCTGACCGAACCACCGATCACCGGATGGCGCAGCCCCGCAACGTCGGAGCCGGGAGTCAGCCTCGACAGACTTGTGGACTCGGAGGGCAACCCGTGGACACCGGGGCAGAGGGCTTACGACAAGATCACGGGACGGCTTGCCCAAGTGGGTCTGACTCACGAGGCGCAGGCTGCGATGCCAATCTGCGGATGGATGACCCCCACAACCACGAATATGACTCGCACGAAAGAGGGGATGGAGAAGCGGATAGCTTACCGAGAGTCGATGGGTCGCCAGTATGTGCCGGGGAATTTGGGGGAACAGGCATCAGTGATGGTTGGAAACGCGTATCCTTCGCCGCTGACTGCCTCGGAGGGGGCGACGATGAACCCGGAGACGAATGCTCCATCTGCGGACTCACCTACGCCGAGGACTGCGAATGTCCCGGCCCCATCCAAGATGGGTACGATTATGACGAGCGCGACGGAGTGCTTTACGCTCGCTGGATGGGCGACACCCGGAGCGAGGGATCACAAGGACTCGCCGGGAATGTCGGAGACGGGAGTGAACCCGGACGGCAGCATCCGCAACAGGCTCGACCAGCTGGGGCGACAAGTTGGACTGACTCAGCCGAAGCAGATCAGCGGATGGCTCACGCCGTCAGCGAACGACGACGCAGCGGGTCTGCCGGGGTCGAAGATGCAGCAGATGCTCGGTCATCAGGCGAAGCTCACCGACCCCGACGGACTGGATTCTGGTCAGACTTTGACCTCATCCCCTGCCGCGACGGCAAAGCCCGGCGTACTCAACGCGGCTCTGCCCCGTTGGTTGCAGGGCTACCCCGTGGAGTGGTGCCAAGCTGCGATCCGGGCGCACCGGGCTATGCCAACGAAACGTCGGAAGCAAGGGTGATGCGCTTGAAGGGTTACGGGAATTCCATCGTAGCCCCGCTCGCAGCCATGTTTATCGAAATCTGCATGGAGGTAATCCCGCATGAGTGACACCCCCACACGCTTCTTTGGTGGTCGCAGTGTTCAAGGTGGCCGCGTCCGCCTCCTCGCCGCCGAGACGTTCAAGGATCTCGTGCAGTCGCAAGTCCACGTTCCCGTCGCGTTCCCGATGAAGCGTCGGGACTTCCTTGCACACCCGGACAGGGACAAGCTGAAGGACGGCGCGTGGCTCGGTGCTGCCACTTACCCAGAAGATGAGTGTGCAAGGCTGAACGAAAGTGCGACGGGGTTCAACCTCATCATCATCGACCTCGACGGTGCGGAAGCCGCCGACTTTTTCAATTCGCCGGACACGATCCGCGAAGCCCTGTCACCCTACAACTTCGTGGCATGGACGACAGCGAAGCATACGCCCGCAGAGCCGCGCATCAAGATCATGGTGGACTGCCTAACGGTGGAACCCGCGCTATTCAAGCGTGCCGTGCTGCACGTCATCGGGCTGCTCGGACTCCCCGCTTCCTTCAAAGGCAAGCCCGAGTCCCTCATCATCTCACAGCCCCAATACCGCCCCCTTCACTTTCAGGGGGAGGACTACAACGCCGTGATCGCAGACCGCCTCGACGGGAAGCGGCTCGACGCTACGACCCTGCCCGAGACGACCGAGTCACCTACACCGGACGATAGCGGGTATGCCTACACCCCCGAGGCGGGTGACATGAAGGAGGGCAGCATCCTGAATCTACCCTTAACGGGTATGTCGCTCGACGACATCCGGGAACCTCTCTACGCCATCTCGGCTGACTGCGGCTACCGAGAGTGGTATGAGATCGCCGCAGCCCTCCGCCACCAGTTCACCGAGGAGGACATCGCCCGCGAAGCGTTCGAGATGTTCCACGAATGGTCGTCGCAGGGTGCGAAGTACAAGGACAGGGACGAGTGTCTCCTGAAGTGGCGCAGCTTCAAGCCCTACCCCGAAGGCCGGAACCCGATCACCCTCCGCACCCTGTTCCACCACGCCATGCAGTCCGGGTGGACGCACGAGAAACTCACTAACGGAATCGTCGCGGCTTTCTCGCAGTGGTGCGAGGCGACGGACGGGGACACCGTGCTGCGGGAAGGCATCCGCAAGATCGCCGCGCTCCCCATACCGTCCGACACCGACGAGGAGATGATGGCCGACATGATCGTGAAAGCGGTCAAGCGATCCGGGAAGTCGGTCAGCAAGACATCCATCCTCAAGGACATGAAACGTCTCCGCAGGCAGGAGAAGCACGACGGCGCGAAGGCCGAGAAACCATCCTGGATGCTGCCGTTCTGCTTCATAGGTCCGCGTGACCGTTTCAGGAACACTGTCACTGGGGCGGAATACACCACCGATGCTTTCAACCACACGTTCGGGCGGAACCTCGTCACCCCGGACGGCGATGTCCCGATCTCCGCATCCTCGTATGCCCTGTTCACCGCAGGGATCAAGATCGTGGACGACTCGGTGTATGATCCCCGCGAAGCGTTCGACGGGGACAAGGAGAAAAAGGGCGACGACATTTACTTTGAGCGGGACGGCAAGTGGTTCGTGAACACCTACCTGAAGTCCTCCGTGCCGTCCGCTTCCCCCATCGGTGCCGAGCGGGCGGGCAACCTCATCCTAGCCCTGCTACGGGCGAACCTCGCCGACGAGAACCACGTTCGCCACGTCCTCGACTGGCTCGCCTACTGCGTCCAGCGTCCGGGTCACAAGATCCGGTGGTCGCCGTTCCTCCAAGGTGGGCAGGGCTGCGGCAAGGGAACCCTCATGGACACCGTGCAAGCCGCCATCGGTGAAGCCAATTTCAGGATCATCACAGGGTCGAAGATGACGGGCAGCGGGTTCGACGAGTGGCGCGAAGGTGTACATCTCAATTACATCGACGAGCTTTTCTCGGCGGGGTCGAACCGTCACGAAGTCAACAACAGTTTGAAGGACGCCATCGCGAACGACCGCATCCCCGTCCAGCAGAAGTTCCGCGACCTGCGGAACATCGTGAACGTCACGAACTACTTCGTGACATCAAATAAACACGACGCACTGGTGCTGGAGGACAGCGACCGCAGATACATGATCCTGAAAAGCCGCTTGCAATCGAAGTCGCAGGTCGTCGCGTTCCTGAACACGGGCGTCTGCACACGGATTCACGACCTGATAAGGGATAACCCCGGTGCGTTCCGCCAGTTCTACCTGACATATCAGATCAGCGAAACATTCAATCCGAACGGCCACGCCCCCGACACCGTGTTCCGCCATGAGCTTGTCGATGCTGGCAAGAACCCCATGCTCATCCAGATCGAAGACCTCATCGCCGACCCCGCGTATCCCCTGATCGGGAAGGACGTGATCCACTACGCACAGGTCGAGCGGGAGACCGCGCTGCTTGGGCGGAACAATGCACGGGCTTCACATTACCTGCACATTTTGGGATACCGTGCTTACGAGAACGCAAAGGTGTTCGAGGTCGGCGGTGAGCGGACTCGGGTGTATGTGAGCATCGACGGGTTTATGGATGGACTTGATGACCCGATTGAACTTTTGGAAGAGAGGATGCCTGATTTATGAACTACGAACTGAAACTAGGAGACACGTTGGAACGGATGAAAGAGATTCCCGACGGGAGCATCGACATGATCCTCTGCGATCTGCCGTATGGGACGACTGCGTGCAAGTGGGACACAGTCATCCCGTTTGAGCCGCTATGGGAAGCGTATCGGCGGGTGACGAAGAAGAACGCGGCGATTGTGCTGACGGCATCGCAGCCTTTCACGAGTGTCCTGATCGCGTCGAATCTCAGCATGTTCAAGTATTGCTGGGTGTGGGTGAAGAACCGCCCGACGAATTTTGCCCACGCTAAAAACAAGCCGATGAAGAAGCACGAGGACGTGTGCGTTTTCAGTTCGGCCACCACAAACCACGCCAATCTGAGTGAGAACAGAATGCCTTACTTCCCACAAGGTCTGACCGAAATCAACGAGAAACGGGATTACAAAGGCAAGAGCAATTCGGATGTGCATTTCAGGAAAAGTCCTTCCCACGGAGCTTATGTCCAGAAGCAGACCGGATACCCTAATACCGTCCTGGAATTTGCAACCGACGGTCTGAATATCCATCCAACAGCGAAACCCGTCGCCCTGATGGAGTATCTCACCAAGACCTACACCAACCCCGAAGAACTCGTCCTCGACAACACGATGGGCAGCGGGACGACGGGCGTAGCCTGCATGAACACGGGTCGTCGCTTCATCGGCATCGAGCGCGACGAGGAGTATTTTGCCATCTGTCAGGGGCGGATTCACCGCGCATACGTGGACTCCATCGACATCTGAATCCCTTACCCCATAAGCCCTCCAACGATTTCCGAAAAAACTTCTCGACATTTTGACAAATTACCGCATATTGTTTTCGTAACTCAGACCGACCATGATCGCCACCGTAATTACCGAGTTCCACCCTGCCGTGCAAGGGATCGCCATCCTCTGCTTCACATGGTTTCTTGTCACCCTCATCAAGGAAAGAGGCTGACATGAAACTCATCCTCATCGCAGCCACTCTCACCGCCTTCGCAATCGCGGCGGCACTTAACCAGAAACACACCGTATGACCATTGAACAACAACTCGCCGAGCTTACCCAAGCTCTCAAAGAAAACACCGCCGCGCTCCGGGAGATCCTGAGCGTCGGAGCCGTCACCGCCGCCGACACACTGGTTCCGACCACGCCGAAGAAGCGTGCCGCGAAAGCCGCACTGCTCGCCGTCGTCGAACCCGAGCCGGAACCCGAGTGCCTTGCACCCGTCGCTGAGGAAACCCCCGAAGAGAACGGCGGCTCCGACCTCGACATCCATCCCGCCGAAGAAGACTGCGGAGGCACGGTCGAAGCTGCACCCGAAGTCCCCGACCTCCCCGTCGCCGAACTTCGCAACGCGCTGAAGGAGGTCATCAAGGGCAAGCTCCTCGCCGACACCGAAGGCACGGTGAAGGCCACCTTCGACGCCCTCCGTGCGAAATACGGGGTGAGCGTGATTAAGGAACTTACCGACGACCAGGTTTCAGAATTTTACGCTACCGTTTTACGGTGGTGATACAGCACCAAATGGGCGAAACCGAACAACCTGAAAACTCTGATGAAACCAAACGATTCCGTAATATCCCAGCCTGATCCATTCGCGAAGCTCCCCATGCGCTTTGTATTGACCGAGGACGCTATCTGCCAAGCCGAAAGCATCCGAGGCCTCAAATACGCAGTGGAAGCTCTGATCGACCAAGCTCTGAAAAAAGGGTTTGGCGTGATCCGAACCTACGACCCCGAAACAAGTGAACGCGCCTTCGTTGTCCATGATATTGCTAACGCTGATGTGAGGCGCGACGACGGGAAAGGACTCCCAACCTAAATGGGGACGCTGCTCGGCGTCGCCATCGCTGACTGGTTCTCACTCTTCCGAAACCATCTCAAGCTCCGATTTCAATGAAATCTGTATATCTCGAAAACATCCATCACGCCTACGCTCAAACTGACGGCAGCTACGCATTCCCGAACAGCCGGGAGGGCGATATGCTCAAACGCGCAAAAGTGGAGATTGAAAGCCTGACGCGAGAACTCTCCGCCGCCGCCTGCAATCTGCCGCTGGACTCCAAGGCGTATGAGCGGAATGGTGAGAACGATGAGTCCTGATACGGGGGCGGGAGCGCCCGCTGACTGCTCCCACAACTACCAAACCAAAATGAAAACTTCAACTCGGGGCGAGTCCCCGTTATCAGCGACGCCTTGTTCGCAGGTTTTGAGGCTGTATAAGGCACTGGTCTATGACGTGTCCGACGAGACATTCAAGGGAGGATGGTGGAAATATGTTGCCGCGAAGTCCAAGAAACAGGCTGGGAAACTCGTCCGCGACCAATACGAATGCAAGATTGATGTGACCGTCTATCGAGTGCCGCTGACTGGCGAGCGCGAAGAATGGATTATTTGTCCTGCGAACGTCAAAAATCAGGCACCGCCGCCGAGGGCGTAAATCAACACAGCAGACGCCCCTCGGCGGTTGTCTGCATTTTTCTTGTTAGCGATGATTTCCGATTTTCTCGACATGCTCAAAGGCGATTGGCTCGAAAAGCTATTAGCTCTCTTGATGGCCGCTTGTGTGGCTGTCGTTCTCTGGCTGGTTTGCTGGGGTGTATTCCGTGCCGCTGACTCATGGTTCATTGATGACCGTGAAGGCACCGCCGAAGTCTGCGGGCACAACTACAGCCCCGCATGGGTGCAGACTATCTATCACAGCAACGGCAACGGAGGCGGGTGGACTCAGTTCATCTACCATCCAGAAAGCTGGGCTGTAGTAATGCGGGTGGGTGAGCTTTCCGACAGTGTAACAGTCTCAGAGCGCACTCACGACGAAGCTCAAACGGGGCAGAAAGTTCTAGTGCGATACCGCAAAGGGAGGTTTTCCGATGGCCTATACATCACCGAAGCGAGGTTTCGCTAACGCAAGGGATGTGGCGGCGGCGGAATCAGACTCCCAACCACATCTGACGGCTTGCTCGCCGTCGCCACGATCCGCTTGTTAGGCGCGAACCTATCTCAAACACCGAACCAAAAGAAAAAATGACCATACTATATTGCATTGCGGGAGCCTGCACGGGCTGGATGATTCCCGAATTTATCGGAGCCTTGTCACCAAGAGTGATGAAGGTTCCTGGCGGCATGAACCTCATGTGTGCGTTCGCAGGCGCGGTAATCGTTCACATGATTCTCTCCACCTAACGCAGAGGTATGGGACGGCGACCCCAAGACTCCGCCCCGACAATAGACTTTCTCGCCGTTCCCATCACCGTCTTGTTAGCCGTTGGGGGTGCGTCGGAAAAACCAAATAAACATATGACACCAGAACAACTGAAAGAGATACGGGAGTTGGCATACGGAATGTCCGTCGGCAATCTCAACCCCGAAGACGTGGCCGACTACATGGCAATCGCTTCGGCGTGCGCCCGCATTGAAAGCCGCAACGCGCTCGTCGCCATGCCACCAGCTGGCGGATGGAAGACGGAACCACCCGTGACGGAATAACCAACCAAGCCGGAGAGTGGGTCTTCCGTTCTCCGGCTAACGTCTAAGCACACGGGCTGCGAGGCCGTAACCAACAACAAAAAAAAACGAAATGACTGAAATCTCCGACACCCCCAATCTTGCGAGCCAACTTCCTCGAAGTCCGCGTGCTGCGGCTTGTTGTGCATCTTCTTTAGAATGGACTGACTGCGCGACAGCTAACCCGATGTGGGTTGCAAAAACACCCTGCGGAACCACTTACTCGGTCATTAAATCGGCGGGAGACTCAGGGTGGGTTGCTGTTGTCTCTCCTGCCAACGGCGGAGGATACGAGTATATTCCGAACAACGCTCCACGTCCAAACATGTCAAAGGAACTCGCGCAACGTGAATGCGAGATTCATTGGCACAACAAGTTGTTATGACAACCATAGGAAGATTTCACTACAAACGTGCGCTCGCTAAGTCTCTTAGCATCAATACATTACAAACAAAGAACAAAACCGAACAAAATGACAACCACAAACGGATACCCCGACTGCGACGACATGGGACTCGCGAAAGAATACAAGCTGCAACAAGAAATTGACGCAGAAAACAAGCAAGCACTTATGGACAAGGCAAAAATGACCCCAGAAGCACAACGAATCGCGATTGCGGAGGCTTGCGGGTGGAAGTTCCACGATGGGCAATATATGTGGGTAAAGGATCATCAATGGGAGAACCTTTGGAAACCATGACAACCATCGAACACTTAGACGCAATCATAGCCCGCTGCAATGAACTCCTAGCACTCGCTGACAAAGCAAGAATAAAAGACATAGAGAGAATGGGTAAATACATGAGTGTCAATTTTTCTGCTTGGGTGGACTTTGACGACACGCCTGAAGTTACCAACTATTTCGCCGCCTGTGTCGGAACCGCCGAGGCAGGATGGCGTTCGACGATTGCTGCGATAAACAAACTGCGGTTTGATATGACAGGCAACGCCGCAACAATCGACATCATCATCGCCGCGTGGCCACCCGAAACACTTGCTAAATGAGAGCTATAATCCAAGACACACTAGCGGCAATAATTCTTTTTGTGATTACACCGATAACCATATACATATTAACAGCATGAAGACTACGATTACTTATATTCCCGAGCAGAATAGGACAATAAAATGTAGCGGATCTATCTGTCGGAGTCGTCCGCCGTCAAATCGTTACCACCCTTCACAGATCGCATGGTTAACAGATCACAATCTTTACACGGGGCGTATGATCGCAGACGTTGCATTCCTCCCACAGAAATTGAAATACTTGTGAACCGCCACAATGAAACCATGAAATACGAGCCTAAAGAGAACGACAGCCTGATCCGCGAAGGTTTCAAGCCCCTTGTTATCACGACGCTGACCAAGGCCACCGCGAAGTGCATCTACAACGGCATGACCCTGACCCATCCCCGCGAGATATTTGACACCATGCTCCAGAATTCCATCGAGGCGGGAGCCGAGGTGAGGCGTGACGGGGTGCGGATCGTGCCGGATACCGATTACTCGGACGAGACTGATGCCACCTACGTAGGTGACATTGTCCGCGACGAGTCGTTAGACAAACCCGAGGCTGGAACCTCCGGCAGTCACAACACTCACGCACGTCTTGCCCCGTCGCACTCTAAAACCTGGGCGACCTGCACCGCCGCACTGGCATACTGCGAAGCGAACAAGCATCTGATCCCTGAGGACACGTCGTCGATCTACTCCCATGAGGGCACCGTTGCCCACGACCACGCAGCCGACGTTCTCCTGAAGAAGAAAACCCTCGACGAAGTCCCTGCTGAGATGCGGGAATCCATCGGTGAATACGTGGCACACTGCCTCGCCCTCGTCCCCAATGGCGTGAGGTATGAGGTGGAGGTTCAATGCCCGCTGTTCTACCAATCTGACAGCACCGGAACTTGCGACTTCGCAGTTATCATGGACGAGCGAGTCGTGATCCGCGATTACAAGCACGGTGCCGGAGTCCTCGTCACGAGCGAGGGGAACACCCAGCTTGCGATCTACGCCTACTCCCTCATCAAACATCTGGAGGACATTTACGACTTCACCGACGACACGGTCATCGACATCAAGGTCGTCCAGCCCCGGCACCACATGGCCGAGGACGACGACCCTTGGGTGCTACCGCTCTCAGAGTTCCGGAAGTTCTGCGCGGAGATTGAAGAGAAAGCGAAAGTTGCCACACAGGCTGTCGAGATTATTCGCAGGGAGGATCTGAGTGAAGGTGTCAATGTGTCACCTGACGAGGTCGTCGGTTTCATCCACGAGTATTCGGCACCCCACGCTGAGTTCGTCCCGCAGGACGGCGACGGCGGAAGCTGCCGCTGGTGCCGTGCGAAAGCATTCTGCGGAGTCCGCCACGCCCACAACACATCAGGCCACACCGACATGCTCGCCGTCATGCCGGACATGACCGCCGAGGTTCTCGACATGGAGATCGTCATCGACGAGCTTGTCGCAAAGGACGGGGAGACCCTGAAGCTGGAGTTCCTCGCCGCCGCGCTGAAGAACCGCACAAGGATTGAAAAGTGGCTTGGTGACGTGGAGGACTACCTCGCCCACCTCGACGTGGACACACTCACCCGACTCGGGTTTAAGTATGTGCAAGGTCGTCCGGGCAACAGGACATGGGCGAACGAGGACGAGGCCGAGGGTTTCGCACGTCGTCAAGGTCTTAAACAAGACGAGCGTTGTACCATCAAGCTCAAGACCCCCGCTCAGATTGAGGCCGCGCTCAAGGAGAAGCTCAAGAACGCCCGCACGCGGAACAGGTTCGAGGCTCTCGTCTCACGGAGCGAGGGACGCCCCGTGCTGGTGCCTGCCGAGGACAAGCGACCCGCATTGCCGACGCCGGGTGAGATAATGCCGAACGAGGGGGACTACGAGGTATGAACACGCAAACAATTACTTGGACAGCACCGCAGGCTAATGGCGTCTATGCTGAGCTTGGAAATGCTAATGGGGCAACCCCTGTGATGATTCAAGTCGAGGCTGGGAAATCGGAAACCTTTAACCTAGACTCATTGCAAGCTGCAAATTTCAAAGAGTGCATGTGCAGCGCAGCATTTCCGAACGATAGCGTGGTCACGTTCCACAACTGAACAATCTCCCCCACCCGTGCGGAGCGGGTGGGGGTTCCCAAAGACTCCGCGCAACAACAAAAACAGAAAATACGAAAATGAGTACACAACTGAAAGAGGGTCAAATTCTTACCCCCAAATCCCGCCTCGGCTACCCAAAGCTGTATCGCCCGGTTCCTTACAAGAACAACCCCGCCAACAAACCCCGCTACGGATGCCAGATCATGCTTCCGAAGTCCGACACCAAAACCAAGGGGCAGTTCGACGCCGAACTTGAACGCATTGTCAAGACGCACCTGAAGGGCAAGATGCCCAAAGCGGCAGACCTGTTTATCAAGGACGGCGACGGTGAGGACGGCGACGAGAACTCCAAGGGTTTCTGGGTCATCAGCGCAAACCGCAACGAGTCGCAGGGTCGCCCGCAGATTGTTGACCGTGACGGTCGCACCCCGCTACACGAAACCGATGGGAAACCGTATGCCGGATGCTGGTGTAATTTCCTCATCTCGGTGTACTGGTCGCCGACATGGGGCAAGGTCTGCTGTGGGCTTGAGATCGTGCAGTTCGTGAAGGACGACGAACCGTTCGGCGGATCGGCACCTCGCGCAGCGGATGTCATGCCATCACTGGAGGACGAGGACGACGACATTTAAGTGACGGGGAAACCCTGATTGACCCACCCGCGTCTCCTGAAAATGGGGGCGCGGGTTTTCGGGTGAGCATGAACCGCATCAATCTGGACTTCGAGACCCGCAGCAGCGCCGACATCAGGAGTGTGGGAGCGTTCCGCTACGCCGAGGACGCAAGCACGGAGATACTCATTGTGGCGGTGTCGCACAACGGGGGTGCTATCCTCACATGGGACGCACGGCAGCGCGTAGCCACGAACGACGCTCTCAACATTTTGTATCAGGCGATTACCGAAAGCTGGGAGATCCACGCTTTCAATTCACAGTTCGAGTATGCCATCCTGAAGTATGTGGCGACCCGCCAGTGGGGCTTCCCCGTGCCGGATGTCAACCGGATGCGATGCACCGCCGCCGTGTGCCGCGCTGCCGGACTTCCGCCGTCTCTTGCCCGTGCCGCCGAGTTCCTGAAGCTGCCCATCCAGAAGGATAAGATGGGCGGGCCGCTGATCGGGAAGTTCTCGATACCGCAGAAGGACGGCGTGTTCCGTGGGTTCCATGACACGACCGACACCTACACTGTGGGCGGGGAGAAGCATACCGACGCCACCGCGTTCCAGAAGTTCGTGGGCTACTGCGTCCGGGACGTGGAGACCGAGATGCTCGTGGCAAAAACGATGGAGCCGTTCACCCTGACCGGGCGGCAACTTGACTCTTTCCTGCTTGACGCACGGATGAACGACAGGGGTGTCCCCGTGGATGTCCCCGCCCTGCTCGCGGCGAACAGTCTCGTCGATGAATACCGCGTCATCCTGACCACGGAGTTCAAGACCATTACAGGACTTGCCCCCACGCAGAACGCGAAGTGTCTGAAGTGGTTGCAGGAGCGCGGCTACAAAGGGGTGAAGCTCAACAAGGAATCCCGTGTGCTTTACGGAAAGAGTGAATCAATGACCCCCGAGGCCAAGCGGGCGCTGCGCCTCATGGCCGAACTGTCATACGCCGCCGTCAAGAAGATCCCCTCCATGCTCCAGTGCGTGATGTCCGACGGGCGGATACGCGGGTCGTTCATGTGGTGCGGGGCGCAGAAGACCGGAAGATGGTCGTGCAAAACACCCCAATGGCAGAACATGAAGAAACCCGAGAAGGATCTCCGCGACGACATCGAGGCCGCGTATCAGGATGTCCGCAGCGGCGTGCCGCTCTCCTACATTGAGGGCGTCTATGGAAACCCCTACAAGGTAATCGCCTGCCTCGCCCGCTATTTCGTGCGCTTTGACGACCTTAACATTTTAGACGCGGACTTCGCGAGCGTGGAGGCTAAGATTCTCCCCCAGCTTATCGGGTGCCAGCGCATCCTCGACACGTTCGGAACGGACGGCGACCTGTATTCCAACACCGCCCGCGACGTGGGAGCCATGTTCGGCGAAACACTGACCCGCGACCACGGGAAGACATTGGTTCTCGCCACCCAGTTTGGCGGCGGCAAGAACGCCGTGTTTACTGCCACCGGAAAAACATGGTCGATGGACAAGTGCGCCAAGGTCGTGTCACTGATTCGCGAGAAGAACCCCGAGTTTCCTGAAGCATGGCGCACGTTCGCGGACGCCTTCGCCGCCGCCCTCGACAACCCCGGACAGTGGCAGGAAGCCGGAAAGTATGTCGCCTACGGATACACCAAGAAAGCCCCCTTCCCGCGCATGGCTGTCCGGCTGCCGTCTGGCAGGAAGATCATCCTCCCCTACCCTGCGAAAGACCCGATCACCATGGTTCGGGTGGACAACGAAGACGGAACACTGAACAGGTGGGAGCGGGCATTTGGGCATCTTACCGAGGCTCAGATCCGAAAGGATTTCCAGTTCGGCGATGCGTTCATCAATCCGGGCTTACGCTACGGAAGCCACTTCCACACATGGGAGCTTTCGTTCTACGGCCACACTAAGGGTGTGAACTATGGCAGGGTGAAGACGTACGGGGGCGACTGTCTGCAATCCGCTACCCAGGCTACGGGCGTTGACCTCCTTGTCGAAGGTGTGCTACAAACAGAAACCGTTGGATACGCACCGTTCTTCGTCGTCCACGACCAATGCCTTGCGCCGGAACACGGCAACCCCGAGGAGTTTAACGCCCTCCTTTGCACCGTCCCAGACTGGTTCAAGGGATTCCCTCTCGACGCTACAACAGACGTGGTGCGAAGCTACTGTAAATCCTAACCGCCATGAACATATTCCCCGACCAACCGAAAGTCTCCCGAGACGACACCCTCCGAATCTTCGGACACATCAAGAACCGAAACGTCCTGCGCCAGTGGATCAAGACCGATCCGTCCACCGACGACCTGAAGCGTGCCGTGATGATCGAGGTGTTCCGCGCCCTGAACTCGAACCGTTCACCTCTCACCGCAATCAGCCGTGGCGTGTGCTACGACCTCATCGTAGCGATCCAGAAGAGGGAACGCAGTGCGATTGATGATGCGATCATGGGGTTACTGGCTCCGCAGAAGGAACCTGTGAAGGGGGGCGAAGAATGAGAGAATCAGCCATTGAAAAAGCTGTTACCGCCCATGCGAAAAAACTGGGGTGGATGTCACTGAAGCTGTCCGGCACACACGACCGGGGCAAGCCGGACAGGATGTATCTCCGTCGCGGCGTCACCGTGTTCGTGGAATACAAGGCACCAGAGAAACTGCCGACGGCGTTGCAGAACAAATGGATCAAGGATCTCCGCGAAGCAGGGTTCAAGGCGACTTGGATCGACAACTTCGAGGACGGGAAGAAATTCTTTGCGGGGTTGGAGCCATGAGTGAAGTTTTTTCCCCGTTCCCTCATCAGTTAGAGATGATTTCCTTCGCCGAAAATCGAGACTCATTCGCGTATTTTTGTAGTTGTGGTTTAGGTAAAACCCCCGTCACCCTGAAGATCATCGCCGACCGCATCCTCGAAGGTCGCTGTCGTGGGGTTTTGGTATGCGCCCCCATACGAGTAGGACTTGTCACCTGGCCTACCCAAGTCCGCAGGTGGGAGCACTCCGCTTGGTTGAAGTGTGTCAACCTGCGGACTAAGGAAGGTATGGAAGCGTGGGAGAACGGAACCGCCGACATATACCTTATCAACCCCGAGATGATGCCGAAGCTCCTGCCGCAGATGATGAAGCAGAAGCGCATCCCCGCTGACATGCTGGTGATCGACGAACTATCGGTGGCGAAGAACCCGTCTAGTGTCCGGTTCAAGGCTCTATCCAAACACCTCGACCGTTTCACCCAGCGGATCGGACTCACGGGAACCCCGGTGCCAAACAGCTACCTCGACCTGTTCGCCCAAATCAAACTGCTCGACGACGGCGAACGCCTCGGTCGCAGCTTCACACGCTACAAACAGGCATACTTCGACAGCGATTTTATGGGTTACAAGTGGACGATCAAACCCGGAGCCAAGAAAACCATCGACACCAAGCTCGCCGACCTTTGCCTCGTGATGCTCGGCGATGACTACCTCGACGTGCCGTCATGCACCACTGAGGACGTCGAGGTCGCGCTGCCGCCAGAGGCGAAGGTCGCATACAAAACCTTGGAGAAAGAGCTTCTCATTCAACTTCGCAAGTCCGAAGTCGTGGCGTTGAACGCAGCCACACTCACGGGCAAGCTGCTCCAGATCACCAGCGGGTCGGTGTATGGCGAGGAGCGGGTTGTCAACGAAGTCCACTCCGCCAAGATCGACGCTCTCAAGAAACTGCGGTCGAAGCACGGCAAGGAGCCGATGCTCGTCCTCACCGCGTTCAAGCACGAGGCGGCGAGGGTGCTTGCCGCGATACCCGGCTCCGTGCCGTTCCACGAGAACCTCATCCCTAATTGGCGACAAGGCAAAATTCACACTATGGTCTGTGACCCAAGGTCAATGAGCCACGGGATTGATGGGCTTCAGGATGGCGGGCGTATCGCCGTGTGGATGACCCTGACATGGAGCAATGAATCGTACCTTCAGACCAATGCCCGTCTTGTCCGCACTGGACAGTCCGCCGAGACGCTTATCTACCGGATTATATGCTCCGGCACTGTCGATGAAGCAGTGGTTGAGGCACTGAAAGACAAGTCGGACACACAGAGCGGGTTACTCAACGCGCTCAAAGCACTTCAACTTTTGAGGAGTGTGTAGAAGTTCAATTCCTTTCTTTACCGCCTATGATAACGCGGATGATGACGATGAGCAGGAGCGAACATTCCCTCCACAGGTCAATAAGCGAGGCGGGTTCGCCGTCAATGCGGGAGAACGCTTTTTGGAGGTATGCACTGGAAAGGGAAAGCATCCCGAGATTCAGGAGCATTCCAAGCAGTCCATCTTTTAGACTTACTTTTGCTTGGCGCATACGCAATAGAATCGCGAACGCGGTCAGGAAACACGCGTGAAGCGAAAGCTGCTGGATGATCTCTGACATCAGTTGAGGAATTTCGCTTGGATCTTTTCGATGACCTTTTCGGCAGCAGTGCCGATGATGTATCCTGCCGCGTAGTAAGCGGCGCTTGCGGCTTCACGCCCGACCGCTGAGATTATCAAATGCCCGAGAATCTGTCCGATGAAAATGGCGGCGGTAAGTCCTACAAACATCTGGATCACCCATTGTCGCCAGCATTTATCAGGCTTGAGCATAACGCGAACCGCCGTGCCAAAGAATCCGCCAGCGAGTAGGGTTTTTATTTCATTTGTGAGCCAGTCCATCGGTTACTTCGTAAGTTGGTTGATACGTTCCTTGACCAGTTGGTGCGTCTCTGCGGAAGTGTCGTTTTTGCGCCCCGGTGAAATCATTGCGTGCGTGAGTATTCCTTCCGTTTTGATCCCGAACTTTTCCATCAGGTATAAACATTTGTGGGCGCAAGAGTCGATCTCCGTGGGTGATGGTGTCCGTGTGTTGGTGTCGCGGTCGAAGGCGATCCCAACACTGTGGGAGTTCATGTTTGTCAGTCCACTCCATTCGCTCACCCCGGCGTGCCACGCTCGGCGCGTGTCGTAAACAAGCTGCGTCCGCGATCCGTCTCGCGGGTCGATGATGTAGTGATACGAAACCTTGCTTTTTGGATCAAGACACCACGACACCGATCCGGCGTAATTCCCACTGCTATGGTGCAGGACGATGAACTTTGGCGCGATCTTGCCTCCCACGTTAGGAGATTGACGGAGGGTTTCGTGGTAAGGATCTTGCACGTCAGTATCCGGTTTTGAGATTCCCAATGATGAGGTTCGCGGCGGCGATGCAACCGAAGACTGAGGCGAGGACGAACTGCCCTGCACACAGGGAGATCACGGCGAGCAGGGCACAAGAGATGGATACCTTCAAAGTGACGGCGGTAGGCGGGTTCGTCTTCATGGTCGTAATGCGCGGAGGTAGGTTAAAATGGTGGAACTGAAAAAGCGGATGATAATGAACACGGCCAGCATTGCCCATGTGAGTCCCGCCGCTTTGCGCCACCACGCCAGTTTCTCCACGGCGATGACTAGGCGCTCGGCGGATTTTGCGAGGGCTTCTACCTGACTGCGGAGGGTAGTTTCGGCGACCTTGGCGGTGCGGAGTTCTACGCTCTGTGCGGCGGAGTTTGATTTTAGAAGTCCGATTTCGGAAATGAGCGAGTCGATGGTTTCGAGGGCGATGCGGTCTTTTTCCTCCGAGAGGGTCAGGGCGGCGGTGAGCCTCGTAACCTCTGCATCTAGCTCGTTCGCAAAGGCGCGGGTTTCAGCGAGGGCTTTGCTGATCTCCGCATTGGCGGTGGCGAGGGCTTCTGCACGGGCGATACTCCCGGTGAGTCTGCGGGCTGCATCGCTGACTCTCCCGCCCGCCTCGCGTGCTTGGGCGTTTGCCTTACCGCTTTCCCGGACTGCATCCCGGGTGCGGTTGCCCGCCTCAGCCACGGGCTGCACGTTAAGCTCGCGCACCACTGAGGCGGGCGGGATGATCGCACGCGGCGCAGGGGCGCAGCTACTCGCCACGAGGAGTATGCCGAGCGATAGGGCGGTTAGGTGTGGGGGGGTCATATTTTTTAAAAAATCACCCAGTTCGCGCCGTTGAAGTAAACGGGCAGGGCGTTTGCTCCGCCGCCAAGGACAACGGTTCCGGAATTTCCGACATGAGGGACAAGCGAGTCTGTCACAAAAGCATTTGTGCCAGTAGCCGTGGCCATCAGGACGACCGTTCCTGTCCCGTAGGTTATCGCGGAGTTTTTCTGGAAAATCAGCCCAACAGTATTTGATGCAGCTCCGAGCGTGGTGAAATCGGTAGTCCCAACCGATACGATCCGGTAATACAGCCCCGTCGTCATCGTATCGTCAGCGATAGTTCCGCCTGATGTAGTATTAACGAGGGCGGCGAGTCCAGCAACCGTGACTGGGGCGGAGCGCATTGTCTTAAAATCCCAGTCTCCATAGGCGTTTGTTCCCCAAGCTCGCGATCCGGCGGTGGTCAACAAGGTGTCTTGCTGTCCGAAAAAAGCATCCCCTACGAAACCGGGCGGTGCGCTAATGGCAGCAGAAGCAACATTTTGATTTCCGGGATGGAATTCAACCGCCGCGTGAGGGTCGCGAGTCATGTTGGTGTGGACGGATTGAGCAAATCCAAGTCCGCCCGTTCCACCGCTAAAAATGCGCCGCCCGTTTTTAAACAGTTGGCGACCATAGATTCCAAATTTTTCCACTACCTGCCCTAATACTGGGATTCGCAGCCCCCAGTATGTCTCGATGTTTTGATTCGTGCCGTCTCTGTAAACTCCAGCCCCTAGAATATCTAGGAATGAGTTGTATCCCTCGACCAAAAACTCACCCGTGCCACTGAAATGGTTAGGGGAATTTTGAACGGCGACGGGGTGCATTTGCGCGCCCTCTAGTAGTCCGCGCCCCGCCGCATCCATCATGGCCGTTTGCAAAACATCCTGACCCGCTGGGTTGAGATGATAATTGTCGGTTGTCAGTCCGAGTGCGACGATCCCCGCGTGGTTTGGCAGGGCGCGGCGGCAGTCGAAAAACGCCTGTCCATTGGCAAGGGCGAGGGTTTTTAAGATCTGATCGGATGCACTTAAAACCTGTGTGGGGGAGCCGGCTGTCGGATGATTGGATAGGAAAATCCAATCCATAGCACGGAGCGCAGCCAGTTTTGAGTAAACGCTACTGATCGGGTTGATGGCGTAGTCATCGTCCGATTTGATAGTCAGGAAATCAGGAAGGATCGTGTCTAGGAATACCTGCCAAATCGCATCGGGAGTTGTCGCGTAGTTTGCGATTGTGATTCCACCGAGGGCGAGGTTGTGTTCGCACGATCCGCCGCGCCGAGTGCCAGAGTTGGATTGCACATCTGACACGACAAAGTATGCCACTCTGGATGTGCCGCTAACCCATTTTGCTCGGATTTCGCGAGGGCGAGAGTCGCTGTAGGCATATGTGAAAACCCCTGCGGATGCCGCACCTCCGTTGTTCGTGCTGATTGGGCTGGCTGTAGTCGCGCCGGGGACTTCCACCCATGATCCGCCGTCCGTCCTCACCTCCAACGCGAACGTGCCGCCTCCCGAACCCGTGGAGTAAATGCAGGAAACTCGGTGGGCGATTTTCGGAAGGATACTCGAAGTGACAATATGCCCGGAGCCGGACATGCGATAAACCGATCCGCTCGGTGCTAGATTATGCTGTCCTGTTTCCCATACTGCTCCGCCGGATACCGTTGAGGTGAAATCTCCGAACTCACGGACGGTCTGGACGGATCGGTTGATGGGTAGTCCAGTGGCGAAACTATCGCCGAGGATCATCTGGCAGATCCGCAGCGGCGCGGGAGAGCCTGTCTGCGTGGATGTCGCGATTTTCCGGCGTGTGAGGGGCAGGGCATTCCCGCTGATAAGAGGCTCCTCAACTCCTAGGGCTAATCGTATATCAGCTGCGTTTGTAGCCGTATCCGCTGTCGGGATCGGGAATGCTGTCAGGGCTGTTCCAGGTGTAATTGCCATATTTTTAAGTGATTGTGATTAAGTATCCTTGGATTATTATTGCGTATCCCTCAATGGTTGGGACGTAAGCACCTACCGCTGGGGCGTCTTCAATGTCCGCCAAGATGCCGGGGAGTCCGAGGTATAGCCCGAGTGTAATCATATTGCTATACTCGTGAGGCGGCTAAGGAGATGCGAACGACACCCGTGTTAACGTCGATAACTGAGAACCGACCCATCATAGTGAAGCCCGCAGGATATGTCTGTGAGGAGGCGAGGTTCGCCCCGGAACCCCCCGCAGCCGAAGGCGCGATTGCCCCAGTGTCAATGAGCGTGGTGAATGTAGTGTCGCCGATGCACTGGATCGTGCAAAACTCTCCGGTTACTGCGCCGCCCGCAGGGGTCAACGTAATTGTGCCGCCCTCGGAGAACATCTGCTTTGAAGTGTGGTTCGTCATGGATTTAGTAGTTGCTGTGGATAGGGTAGGCGGCTCCGCCAGCCAAGTCGATATTAATTTTTGGAATTGCAGCCCCACGGGCTGCTCCGACCTCGTCTTCAAGAAGCTGGCGGCACGCACCCCAATGATAGCTGGCGCGTTCAACATCTGCGTTGTCTTCGGCGAGCTTGCCGAGAAGCGCGTGTTTCCACGCAGAGATATTGCCGAGACGAACAATGTCCGTAGATACCGAGACAGGCTCCCACGCAAGTTTCACCAAAACGTGTACATAGGTGGAGTCTCTCGCCCCGCCCACGCGGAAGCGGCGGTATCGAACGACGTCGTAGCCTCGATGAACTTCGGCCACAGTAGTTTCAACGGTAGCCGCCGTAGTAGTGCAGAGATGCACGTTGAAGGGGAGGTTAGTGCCAACAATCTCGTCGATGAAAGTGATCCCGAAAGGGAAGTTAAGTGACAGAGCTGTTGTCCCAATAACCGTTGCGTTTGCGGGAACTCCTCCAGCAGTGCGTCCACGGGCTGTGATTGTTCCACTGGCGATTGATACGTTTGTCACGGGATCACCCCCCTCGGTCAGAAGCCACAGTGCTGTGACAGGTGTCACGTCCTCAATGGATGTGACTTCCTGTATGTTGAGGAGGTCGCGCTTCATCGCGTGATAATTCTGATCGACCAGCCCGTATCTGTCGGGAAGGAATGTTGTGTTACCGAGAGCGGAAAGATCGTGGAACGCCGAGAACACCCGCTGCGGCAGATTGTTGATGTTTGCGAACATTACCGAGTCCGCGTTGCGGTCGAGAGATATATACCCGTCCGACCCTAAATAAACCTGCTCCTCCGTCAGGTCTTTCCAGTAGCCCATCGCGTAAACACGCGGCCCGATTTCGTTCAGAGCATTCGCAAAACTCGCCCCCGGTTCTAGGTAATTCCCGGCGTTACTCGTCCCAGCCGTGGCAAGGAGTGTCTGAAGTTGACCATAGGTAGTGGCGGGCATGGGGGGAGGATATACTTAGTCATGGTGATTTAGCAAGCGTAGATTGATGTTTACCGCACCCCTTGCACGGGATGATGAGTTTTTGCCCGTGATACACATCGCCCTCATGCGGGCTGCCCTTGGCGCGGAAACGCACCTTCGCGGCGGCGGGCTGCGGAGCGTAATGCTTCGCGGAGACGCGGGGCAGGGGCTTTGGCGAATCGCTCATGGCTCCGGGATTTCTAGGGCTTCTCCCATCACCTGCGGTTTCACTCCGAATTTCGTCCCAGAGTAGCAGGTGTAACGGATGTTCACTATCCGGCGCTCGCCCGGCGCATCGGGTGGGTCGATCTCTACCCATTCAGTGAGCCATGAGGGATCGTCCTGATCTCCAGTGCCGGGACCAGTCCATTCGAGGACGTTGTCTCGCGAGACGTAAAAAGGATCTCCATCGTCGGGTACCTCTCCGATGTCGTAGGTGATGTAAAATTTCGATCCGAGGTGGGTATTCGGGATGCGAAAACGGACGCGCACAGCAGTTTTTTGCGCGGAGGCAATCGACTGGTCAAAACTCGGCGGACAAGGATAAGTCCCGACAGTTGGCCAAGCCACATCCAGAGCTGATACGCAGACACCCGGTGCATACTCATCCGTTATGGGAGCGTCTGTTAAATCGCTGAGGTAGATGGGCGCACCCAACTCATATTCTGTATCGCCACCCTCAATCCAGCAGTCAGAAAAATACTCAGTTGCAGGGATATTTCCAAAGGGCGGAGACGGCCAAGGGTCGCCTAAATCTGTTCCGCTGTCAGGGATCTCGTCGCGGTAGCCTAGATAACGGTAAAGAGTCGGAGTTAAGGCATCGCAATCCGGTTCCGCCTCCCTAACACGAGTCCATTCCGCCCCGTCTGCAAAACCAGCCCCGAATCTCGGATCGGTGGGTGGGGATGTATTATCCACATCCTCGACCAAAGACCACGCCCCTGAAATCCAAAGATAGACCTGTCTGCGGAGACGCTCTGTATAGAGCCCATTTAATTCCAGTGTCTGCTTTAGATGCCTAAACACGGTGTAATTTCCAGTAACCGTTTCCGCGCTGAATATGGCATATATGCCGTTGTAAGTGGGGCTTTCGTGAGTGGTTTTCAGGGAGGCATAGAGGGCAGGAAGCGGATCTCCGGGAGCCGCGCCCTCTACCTCGAACGGGACATACCCTGCTCCCCCGGTCAGCCATGTCGTATCATCAGGCAGAGGATCTGGGACGGGCTGTATATCTGACGGCGTAGTCGTAACGCTTTTACTCTCGCACACCATCAGCGGCTCCGGGCAAACAGGCATCGGGCAGCAGCCGCAGTAGCCTAGCCGCGTGTTCCATTCCTGCACGGTCTCAATCATGCTCGGGTGATGCTGAGGGTATTCGGCGGGCAGAAGCCAAGGGTGATGTTACCGCAACCAGTGCGATCAAAAGTGGCCGCTCCATCCGCGACGGTGAGGATGCCGAGGGGAACAATGCGGACTCCTGCACCCGTCGTGATGTCCGGGGCGGTGTTGTCGGGGTAGTCTGCCGCCACCGTTCCGGTCTCCCATGTCGGGGCGGCGCAGGTTTCCAGACCGGGCATGAGAACGCTGTCTTCGGTGTTGGCGGTGACGGCGACCCGCAACCAGACGAGCATTTCGCTGTCGGTTTCTAGGTCGATGAGGTAGTCTGCGACGTTCCTGTTCGCATCGCCGCCGTAGAGAGTTCCGCCGCGCAGATAGGTATCCCCCGCTACCACAATGATCTCACCGAAGGGACAAGAGCCGGACTCGGCAGGCGAGCCGCCGTCTCGAAACCGCTCCCTATACTCAACAGATGACCCGCCATGATCGGGCGCAACGAGTGGGTAGGCTTGAAATTCCTCGTTCATCATGCGGGCTTGAAGATTTTTATGGTGGACTTCATGTAACCACCTCGGAACGGTTGCACGTTTATGATCGTGATGAAGTCCGGCCAAGTTACGGGACTAGTGGCCGGGAAGGTGTAATTATCCACAGTGTATTCGTATGTCAGGTCGTCCGTGCCGTTCGTGAACGAGTAAGTGGCTCCAGCGAAAAGACATGCTCCGATGGATACCCCGTAGAAAGGGTTCTGGATGCTAATGGGTAGGGGGAGCATCACGCTCGGTGCAGTGATCGCGGGCGCGGTGACATGGAACGTGTCCACCACTTCAGCCTTGCACTCACCCCGATACCCCTCTTTGGAAAAGATCGGCCTCACGTACCTTTGCTCGCCTCCGTCTCTCCGACTCCACAGCCTGATCTCAAGGCTATTGAGAATCGGTGGCCAATAATAAGACTGCGTAGTTTCGTAAGTTCGTATTGTCACCGCGCCGCCAGTGAAGGTGCCAGAGACAATGACCTCGGATGTGATCTCATACCATTCGCACGATAGCTGTCTCCCAGTGCGCTGAGTGCCGTCTGATTGCAGCCCCCAGTAAGCATTTGTTGGATCGGCAAAAAGCTGGGCAGCGGTGGTTGACCCGGTCACGGTCTCGGAGGCATAGTAGAGAGTAGAGGTACTCGTAAGTGTCTTACCATTTAGTGAATCGACGCCGAGTTGTGTGATGTTGCAACGCTTCACATAGACGTGAACCTCGGCCACGTATAGACTGTCGAGTTCCTGATCCTCGATGCGGGTCTGCTTTTTCTCTGCAAGGACGTAGGTTCCTGCGAACAGCGACGTGGGGACGTTGGGCATCGCCGCTCCCATCGCGGGGGTGTTCGGCGTGAACGCGGAGCGGAGCGTTACATACGTCCTTGCCACTGCGTCGAACTTCGTACCGCCGATGTCGGCCTTTGTGAAACTGAAATTATACTGATCCTGGTTTGCCCTGTCAGCTACGTAGAAATAATCAAACGTGTCCTGCGAATCGGGTTCATCTCTCTCCCGTGCGTAAGCGAATTTATGATTTGGCCACCGCGCAGTATTTGGGTGAGGTGTGCCATAGGCGGGAACTACGCGAGTCTGATTGACAACGCGTTCCGAGAATATCACATCCGCGACAAGCGGCGTAGGCAGGATAGTCGTTCTTTGCCGAACGGATGAGGGGCGTTGAGGCATGGGGGTTAGTGTGAGGTTATGCCAACAAAAAAGCAAGCCCTCCGTGATGGGAAATCTCGGAGGGCTTGCTATGGTTTAGGCAGATTAAGCTGCGACTGCACCTCTGAGTGCTTCGATCATCCAACCACGAGTGGCTAGATAGCGGAGGACGCAGGAATCACCCACGGCGGTAAACGTGATGGTGGTGAAACCTGTTTTAGTTGTCGGGGTGAGAACGCCACTTCCGCCGTCAACCTCATGGATGATTACCTTGACCTGTCCCGGTGTGCCGTCCGCGAGTGTCAACGCTTGCGCCGCGCCAGTACTTGTGAACGCAGTAACCTCTGTGGTGAGGTTGACCGCGCCTGCACCGCTCAAAAGCTGCGGAGCACGCGCAAGGAAGTCCGCAACAGTGACCGACTGAGGAGTTTTTGAATCCTCTTTGGCAACCACAAGTAAGTCCGTGGATTCCACGGTGCGGGTGCGGGGGAATATCTTGATTTCTTCAACTGTCATATTCGTAGTGTGTGGGGATGTGAAAGGCGCGGGAGTTACCCCGCGCCTTTTAGTTGATTATGCAGCGGGGACATTGGATGTCCGGCGGAACACTACGGCGAAACCGAAGCGAGTCTTGATCCGCTTGGAAGCGGAGGCAAGAACACCACGGAAATAACCGATAGTGCCGTCAGGGTTGGTAGTCTCGTTCGCGATGTTCTTCCACTTGAAGTCTCCAGTATAAGAGAGAGGATCGAACTTGACTGGACCGGCACCAGATAGCGGCGATGGAATTAGGCACTCCACCACGTCCATGTGGAGAACATACGCGACTTCGTAGTCGGCAGTCTCGTACGCGGCGTTAGTGGTGAGGATGCCGTTGGTCATCGTCTCAGGGTACACGCGGGTCATCGTGCCGGAGCTGATCGTGCCACGGGGGGCAAGGTCATCGCAGATGTGGTAGAAGTCGCGGAACGAACCATCCACACCGAGGGGCTTGATGAGATCACTCACCTTACCTGCGTTTTTGCGGATGTCTTCGCGGTAGCCCGGCTCTTGCTTGATGAAGAGCGAAGCCTGCGAACCCAAGACGAGTCCGAAGATCGCCTTGCCGTCCTCGATACCGTAGGCGTTGACCTTAGCACCTTCGCGACGGAGGCGAAGGGCAATACGGTCAAGCACTGCGTTAGAGAGGTGAGCGGTGGGGGTGTAGTCCACATCGGTGCCGCCTGTGACGAAGTCGTTGTTGAAGTCCACTGCCCAAGTCTGGACGCCCTCAAAAAGAGTGCCAGCAGACACGTCGATGACTTGTAGGATCGGCGTACCCGAGGTGAGGCAAGGAACGAGGTTGGCGCAAGCTGCGTCATACTCGTCGCGGTTGCGCTCTTCCCAGCTGCGGCGAACTGCTTCTTTCATCAGATCAACGATGGCTGTGAGCTGTTGCAGACCTTCGACAGATTGGCGGAGGTCTTCCACATCAAGGCGCGGGGACTCAATGACCGCACGGGACAGGTTGAACTGCTTGATGCTGCGCTGGAAATGAAGGTAAGACTTCGCGTCCTGTGGTCCGAGGTTATCAGGGTTGGCTCCGATGAGCGACTGACCGAGCGAGTCGGTGAGCGCGGCGGAGGTGAGCAGGGTACCACCGAGAGCCGTCCAAGCGAGGCCGAGAGTGCCTTGGTCTGCACTGGCGTTCTGCCCCGTGTTTGGGAGGACGCGGTCATAGATCAGCGTGGACTGGCGATAACCCATGCCCGCCATGAAGTTCCCCTTACGAATAAGGTCATACCAAGGAGATGTGTGCAAGCTGTGCTTGTGGATGTCCTTGCCGATACGACCTGCCTCTTGAGTGAGCCAGGTGTCGATGTTAGTGGTGCCATCAGTTTGGCTGAATAGGTGTGCTGTGGTGCTCATTGTATTGTTTTGATTGGAGTTGGAGTCGATGCCCTCTGGGGCTGGTTACTCACCGGGAAGCTGTCGGTGAAAGTGACGGATAAGAACCCGCCGCAATGCTTCCTGTCTCCAACCTGACTTTTACATGCGCTACAATGCCGCGAGGGGGGCGTGTCGGGTTGTTGGATAACGCGAGATAACCACTAAAATGGTTTTGTTGCAAGCGCAAATTTACTTCAAATGCGAAATAGTTGCGTTATTTGAACCGGGTAAAATAAAAACCCCGTCGAGTAAACGACGGGGTTAGCTAGCTGGAATTATAGCACGGCCACAAACTTCATCATTGCTGGCACCCGCTGGTAGCGGTGTATGCACTTTGACGCTCATCCAATAGAATCCCACATACTGGCGAACTCTCCGCAGAATCCGCATTGCTTGGGTGTATCATGTGATCGGCTGATGGCTACCTGAGACAGCCCGCAGGCCGCGCATCGTTGCTCGCCCATGCACATGTTGTCGGATTCGCAGCGTTCCAGTTTGAAGTAATCCTCCATGGCGATTACCATGCCTTGACCCATCGGCGCTCCATAGCGGTATCCGGTGAGATGTTCGCAGCGGTCGGCACCCCACAGGGCTTGGCAGCACATAGCGAGCTTTCCGAAGGTGCATCCAAAGTGCATCCGCAAGAGTGCCACGGTTCGTGATTCGGGTTCGGTCATTGGTGTTTTCGGAGTCATAAGGTAATTCGTAAGGCTAACAAGACGCGCCATCCAACGGCGTGGACGCGTTCGGCAGAGACATACTGGATCGTCCCCACCATCCCACGTCGCCTTTCTTGGTGCAGTATCCGACGCACGCATCAGGATCGTCCTGCTCTAGTCGGCAGCATACTTGGCGGCCTCGCGCTCCGATGTATGTCGCCTTTACATGCCGGAACTGTCCTGGCGATGGTGCGGCATATCCACCCCTCCGAATCAAAACAGAAGAGCCGAACAAGGCGTGCGAGGCAACGCCG